GGGCTGATCGCATCACCTATCATCAAAGCGGTAGGACTATCGGCTATCAAATGGGTTGGACTGATTGCTGTTTCAAATTCAACCTGACATTGCCGGACTCAATCGTAAGTGACGGGTCGTCGTATAACGATGGGCGATTGGTTGCCTATTATCACAAGCCGATTGAGCAACCGCCTAAAGTCAAGCCTTGGCAACCGCCCAAAGACCTGCATGACTTGATCGGGGAACGGATGGAAACGGTAGATGGTTGTGCAGTCCTTGTTTGTGGCGCTGACAACAAAAGCCAAATGGTCTATTTCACGAAGCCATGTGGCGGGTATGAGACAGGTGGCATCAAGGCCAAGTATCTGCGACCCACGACCGGGGGGCGGTGATGGACAGGATTGTAGCGGTCGGATTGGCGCTCGTTGTTTATTTCTTGGGTGTAATTCTATGGGTGCTATGGGATGTTCGTGAATATCTCAAGCGCATCGCCAAGAAAGAAGGGTGACATGGAACCAAAGCAGAACGGTTTATACGAAGCGTGTTGCAAGCTGAAAGAGTGGGGGACGGGTGATTACGGTGCCGAATATATTGATATAGACGGCAAAGAATACGACGATGAATATGTCGATATGGCCTGTATCGAAGACGAGGTTGTCCCTATTCCGTCATTACTACGCCTCCTCTCCTTCGCCGAGTCGTTGGCGGAAGAACGGTTCGGGGGTGTAATATGGAGACAATAAGGCGAATCACCGTACCGACGGGCGATATTCTAATCGTCAAGGGGTTCAAGGGCAACTTGGAATTATTGAGTATTGGCGATTATGGGAAAGATGTGAATTTATCGCACCGGCCGGTTGTTCATACCGATTTATTGCCCCTAACCGACAAGTGGGTCATCACTATATCGACGCAGTACGGATGCTCTATGAACTGCACTTTTTGTGATGTACCTAAGGTTGGGCCGGGAGTCAATGCTACGTTCCATGATTTAACAGGCCAGATATTGACTGGATTAAAACTTCACCCGGAGATTACTACTACAAAACGACTGAACATCCATTTTGCCAGAATGGGTGAACCGTCGTGGAATCCGAACGTGCTTGAATGCGGCAAGTGGATCAAGGAACATCTATCCGATAGTTTCCGATGCCATCCAGTAGTATCGACCATGATGCCACGAAGCAACCAATGGCTAAAAGTATTCATTCACAACTGGATGCGAATAAAGAATCGAATATTCGACGGTGAGGCCGGATTACAACTTTCGATCAACTCGACAGACGAATCCGAACGACGGGCCATGTTTCATGGGAATACCTGCACCTTGTCTGAAATAAAGGAAATAATGACCGGAATAATTCCGGTTGGCCGGAAGATTACACTCAATTTTGCAATCGCAGGGTATATAATCGACCCGGACATCTTGCTTCAATGGTTTAGCCCGGAATTATATACTTGTAAACTTACGCCGATGCACAAGACGAACACGGCAACCATGCTTGGCATTAAAACCGATGGCGATTACACTACCCCGGAGCCATATGAAATCATCGCTGATAAGTTGATGCGGGCCGGATATGAGACATTGGTATTCATCGCCTCGAAAGAAGAAGACGAGAGTCGGATAACTTGCGGCAACGCTATCTTGAGTGGAGGGGAATTGCCATGTGGAAAGTAATCTTTTCCATCCTGCTCGTCGCTTCGGCGGCGGGGGGAAGGAGAATACTATGAGACTTGTATTCTGCTACATCTTGGTTGTCATCGTAGGGGCGACCTATGCTCTTGAGGGTGGCATGCCCAAGCAACACCCCATCGGGTACGCGGTCAAGTGCGATACGGTGATTGACCCCGGATATGCTTCTGAAATTGCGCCGGATACATTTACCTTTAAACGGGATACTCATATCACCTGTGATACGACTTGGTTCAAAATAGACATGGATGCACTACGGGCGATCCTTGATAGTCTGCTGGCACCGCCCCGGTTCGAGGGGTTTAGGATGCGAGTCACTGACGGAATATCACGAGAGGATTGGCCCAAAGGCGCAACCCATTACACGATATACTGCTCCGGTGGCCGATGCGACACTCTATGGACGTATCCCATCGTGGTCGATACCATTGTGCGGTGTGATACGACGTATCGGACATGGCACACAGACATAGGGAAGGTATTGCGGCGGGAATATACGGACGCGGAGATAGATTCGATTTTGGAGATCGTCAGTAATCCATACATCATCAAGTGTGACACGACCATGAGGAGGAGGCCATGAAACGAGTGTGGGCGCGAACCGCTTTGCAGATCATCGCGTTTATCTGCATCGTGGCCTGGGTTTACTGCGTGAACAGCAATCAGGATGACCTCGACCGCCGCCTCAAGGACGTGGAGGCCCAGGTGGATAGCATCACCAATGACACATATCCTTTCTTTGAGTCTGTGATATGGGAGGGCGAACATAAAAGCGGGGTTGCCCTGTATTACCACTATCGCGGTCATCCGGCCGACTCAAACCAGATCATAGATTCGATAAGGACTATCCTAAGAAATCCGGCCGATACCCTGCCGGCGGTGTGGCTGGGGCCATATCCGACGCGACCTGAACGACGTGCTGATTATCAATCTTATCCGAATGCAAAGCCGTGAACAGCAAACAGGGAAGGGAAACCATGAACAACATACCGCATATCTGCCTGTTGGCCCGGCTAGATTTGCACCCCGTGGGAAGATCCGCTTATCATCGGCATGGTATTCAGATCGACGGACAGACAATCTGGCTGACGCCCAAAATATATCGGTATTTTCTGGTCCTGGCGGCTGCTGGCGGTGCATGGGTTGGCAATGATCAACTTGAACCCGGGAACCCGGACAAGGCTGTGAGTGCATTGTGGCGCCTACGGTGTCAAATGGCCGAAAGTCTCGGGATGAAGTGGCCACCACCGCGTCGGGGAATGATATGGCCGATATGGGAACGGTCAAAAGGTGTCGGCGCTAGGCTGTTGCCGGCGTCGGTTGTGGTGGACCCGGAGATATTCAAGATTATCAGCCCGGAAACAGATCCGGAATTGTGCGGGCTGCTGCGCATATTGACCGGTGAATAGCGTAATAACATTGCCTATGTTAGCATGCAGACGGTATGCGTAGGCAAAGAAAGGAGTATAACATGAAGTCATTTATCACGATCCTTGCGGTTGTCCTTCTGGTCGGGCAGGCGGCCGGTGAAACAATTGGCAACCCGGATCGGCTGCCGAGCATAACCTTTGACGTACTGCGCCATTCCATCACGGCGGACCATTCTGTCCGGTTCCCACACAACGGCCGGGAGAGCCAACTCGGATTCGAGGGACTGCTCAAGGTCCCGGTATCGCCGACTATCACCTTTAGGGCCGGCTTGGCTGTGGTGACGCGGACGTTTGATGGACTATTGAACACGACAACCGGCATTGGCTTTTCGACGACGGATGGGTACAGCTCTGTGCATGCGCGGATCGGCGTGACGATCTATCTGCGCGGGAAGTGATAGGTCGTTTATCACAAATTGAACACCCACAGCATAAAACAGTTGACAGGAATGGGGTAGGGTGATATGATGCGTTTGCCGAAGGGATTCGGCGGACATGACATACCTTACGGACAGATCGGGTTCGGGCGGCTCGGTTGGAAACGACCGAGCCGTTCGTTTGTCTGGAATATCGACCGCGATATATTGCAGCGATGATTGTGTTATAAAAATCAACGGATCAATCCGTGACTTAGATAATCCCCAAAAGCATGAGCGATTTACGACCATCGAGGCGTTTCTGCGGTCACTATCAGGCGGGGGCACCGATGGCTGACGACCGCGACAAACGAGCCGAGAAGATCGTCAATTGGGCAGAAAAGCAAGGCGCGCAAACCTCTCCAAACCTGAGTGTTACGACCGCAAATCCGAAGTTGACTCCCGAAGCCAAACAATATGTCATTGCGCGACTTATCGAGGGCTTCCCGTGCCGCATTATTGCCGGAGACGTGCAACGACTTTTTGATATCGAGATAACTACCCGGTCGATTGCTGCGATAGGTAAATCCAAAAAAACCAAAGCCTTGATCGATGCGGCCCGGATGGATTTGGTCAAGCACATGGCCACGATTCCGATTGCCCGCAAAGAAGTGCGGCTGGCCTATCTCCATCATCTATACGAACTGGCCCTGAATGGACGGAAAATGATTGTTGTGGATCGGGACGGGGTTGAGCATGAAGCTCTCGTTATCGACCCGGCCCTGGCCCTGAAAGCAATAAAGACAGCTCAAGAGGAAATCGGCGAAAAGGAGAAATGGCTTGCCGATGCAATTGAGAAGGCTGCTATGGCTAAGCGGCCTGATGTTAACGTGGTCATCGTTGATTATGGCGCATTGCCAGCAAACGAAAGCGACCGGCTTGTGCGAGAATGGGGTCACGTCTTCGGTAAGGGCTGAAACGGCCGCTGAAATTGCCGCCGTCCGTTACCCTGCACTCTATCTCGCCATCGAGCACCATCGGAACACCCACGGCCGACCGATGACGTTTACCGATGCGCCCTGGTCCCATGCCATCTATCTTGATCAATCACCGAACATCGTGATCGAAAAGTCAGTCCAATGCGGGATTTCCGAATATGCTGTTTGCCGTGCGTTCGCCGGATGTTGGAAGGGCCAGGCGGTATTGTATGTCATGCCGGGGGACGTGGAATGTCAGCGGGAAATCTCCGGCCGGATCAACCCCGTCCTATCGAATGTCGAATTCTACAATCAGAATCTTGGCAAGACCGACAACGTGCGGTTCAAGGAATTGTGGAAGGGCCGCTGTTATTTCGTCGGTTCGAACACCAAAAACTCTTTCAAGTCTATAGCCATCCAACTTCTTATCCTCGATGAAAAAGACGAGTGCAATCAGGCAAACCTCGCTTTCGCTTTTGACCGTCTTGCCGCCGCAAAGCAACGGACCGGCCGCGAACCGGAAACGCTTGAAATCAGCAACCCCTCCGTCGGCGGGTACGGTATCGACGCCGTTTACTCCAAGTCTGACAAGAAGGTATGGCAGCTCAAATGTCCGGCATGCGGTCAATGGCAGCCTATCAAGTGGGTGGGCAATGTCATCCGCATGCTTGACGGCAACCAATACGAATTGATAGACCGGGCTTGGACGGCCGGGTGTGGCCGGGACATCCACCTCGGCTGCATACGCTGTGGTGTTCCACTTGACCGGTTGGCACGCGGCGAGTGGGTTGCAGAATACCCCGACCGTTCCATCTCCGGGTATCATGTCAGCCAGTTATTCACCGCGCAGACGACCATCGAAAAGCTATGGGCGGTCTGGCAGGACAGCCAGGTCAGCCCGATCAGAATGCAACGGTTCGCCAACTCCATTCTTGGCGAGGCATACTCGGCCGAGGGCAGTTCGATTACCGATGATATGATGGCGGCATGCTGTGACCAGTCCTATTTCATGCCGGAAACCGGGGAGGGCTGCATCGCGGGCGTGGACGTGGGCGGCGTTCTTCACGTTTCAATCTCGTCCCTCAAAGACGGCAAGCGGGTAAAGCGGTTTATCGGGACCCTACCCTTGACGAAGGACTGGTCGGAGCTTGATCGGGTGCTGCGGCTATACAACGTCTTTTGCTGTGTGATCGACAAGCGGCCGGAGTTCAGCGCGGCGGTGGCTTTCAGGGATAGTCACCCCGGCGTCGTGTATTTATGCGAATACCCCCCGAACCCAACTGTCAGGGAATTGCAGGTTGACCCGGTAGTGCAAGACGTGAAGATCGACAAGCATCTGTCGCTCGACGAATCGTATGCCGCCTATGCCCGGAAGATGATCGTCTTGCCTGCCAATTATCAATCCATCGCTGGGTTCACCGACCAGATGAAGGCACCGGCCCGGATGTACCGGGAATTCGGGCAAAGCAAGGTGATTATGGCAGTGTGGGTCGAAAAGGACGGGCAGCCCGACCACTTCCGCCATGCGGACAACTATGAGTACATAGCGCAACAGATTGCCTATGGCAACGTGCCGAGGATATCGTGATGTCTGACGGTTGGCGCAAACATACCGATGCGGCGGGGCGGGAATGGAGTCTCAGGAACATTAATGGAGAAATGCTATACTGGACGCATGACGATAAAACTGACGGCCATCAGACCACCATCGACGGCAAGACAATCACGTCGGCGTTGACCGACACGACGATAGACGATTTCATCCATGGTAAGGGCGAGAATATGAGCAACTTTGGCAATTCAACTGACGGACAGGGGTAAGCGGCTCCTACAATATCTCTCGCTCGGCGCCCTGGACTTTCAGCCAAAGACGCCGCCGCTTCTCGACATCGATGTAAAGTCCGACCGGATCAACCCGGTCGTCACTCAATTCTACTCCAACCTCCCGGCCGCCAAATCGACCTACCCGGCGTCCGATATCCTATTCTATCAGGCCGTCGCATGGGTGTATATCGGGATCAGCCGTATCGCCCACGAGCTGGCCAGCCTGCCGATGGAAGCCCGCGTTCCCAAACGGGCAAAGAAATCTACCGCCCAAGGCAGCGCCGAATACGACGTTCTTGAATCCGGGCCAGCCGCTGATATTATCGCCCGGCCAAATCCCGACATGGGGATGTACGAAATCCTCGCCTTGATGGTTCCTGATCTATTCCTGACCGGTGAAGGATTCTTGACGCTTGAAAGCGATAACCAAACGCCGACGGGTGTACCGATTGAGATGTATCGGCAGCCGTCGCACAAGATGGAAACGATTGTCGGCACCGGCGAGGATCTGATATCCCATTACGAATTCCGGCACGGTGGCGGCACACGGCGCTTCGAAGTTCCCGAGGTCATCCATATTCGGATGCCCAACCCGAACAATCATTTCCATGGCCTTGCCCCCGTCGCCTCGCTCAAGACGACGCTGACGCTCCACCAGGCGGTGCTCGATTACCATAAAGACTTTTTCCGCAACTGCCCGATCATGGGGATCGGTATCGGGGTTAAGCAACAACTCGCCAAGGAAGTCCGGGAGCGGTTGATCGAGGACTTAGAGTCCAAGTATGGCGGACAGAATCGGTTCCGGCCCCCGTTGATGGAAGGCGACGTTACCGCCCTGAACCTCATTCCCAACCTGACCGAGCTTGGCTTTGAAAGCCTGCAAAAGGAAACCCGCCTGGCCATCCTTGCCGCGTTCGGCGTTCCGCCGGCCATCGCCGGGATATTGGAATTCGCCAACTACTCCAATATGGAACAGCAAGAGCGGATCATGTGGAAGTACGGGATTATCCCCCCGGCCCGCCTGATCGAATCGGCCATCAATTTGCGGCTGCCGGGAAGGTTCCCGACCGTCCAGGGGCTGGAGTATCGGTTCAACTTTGAGCGCGTCGCCGCCTTGCATGACAATGAAGGCGAAATTGCCACCAGGACGGCTGCCCTCTATAACGCTGGCATCATCACACAGAACGAAGCCCGGCAAAAGGTCGGTGTTGATCCGATTCCGGATGGCAATATCTTCAAGCCGATGCCTTCTACCAGTCTGTTTGGCGATATCTCAAACCCGGATAAAATCTCCGAGGGCGCAAAAATACAGAAATGCGGGTGCTGCGGGTCGTCCGATAGAAACGGTGGGTCAAACGCCCTTGCCCATCGGTCGGACGACCCCGACCCGAAAAAAGAACATTGGCTCCGGTTCGATAGCAAGCTGACGAAGGTCGAGCGGTCGTTCGCCCAGGTGATGGCCGAGTTCTTTAAGGACCAGCTGGACCGGACGCTTGAGCGGTTTGATAAAACGACGGGCGGCAAGCTATGCCATCCGCTTTTCCCATACACGAAGGCCGGGGACGTGCCGGATGATTCCGACGCCATATTCCCGCGCGCGGCCGAGGGCGAGGCTCTACGGCAGGCGACCGAACCGGAGATCAAGCGGGTAATCGAGGCCGTGGGGGCTGATGTCTTTTCGTCGTTCGGTATCGATGCCGCCTTCGACCTGACCAACCCCCACGTCGTGCAGGTTATCTCCAACGGGATGAACAAGATCACGAAGATCAACAACACGACCTGGGAGTATGTCAAGCAAATCCTGGCCGACGGATACAATGAGGGCGCGCCAATAGCAACCATCCGCGACAACCTGATTACCCAATTCGAATCGTGGTACAAACCTGAACCGGGTCAGATGGGTGTCGGACCGCGCTGCCAGCTGATCGCCCGGACGGAGATGCAGAAGTTTGTCAACGGTGGGCAATTCGCCGCCCATCAGGAGGCCGAAGGGTTTGGCCTACGGCTGGAAAAGGTTTGGCTACACTCCCAAGCGGACAACGCGCGAGAGGATCACCTTGACGCCGACGGCCAGACGGTGCTTCTCAATGACCCGTTTATTATCGGTGGTGTCCAGATGATGTATCCGGGCGACCCCGATGCCGGGCCGGACCAGATTTGTAACTGTCGATGCACCTATTCTTGTCAAGAGGTTAGCGCATAAGGATATATGAACGATAGACAACTCACAATATCAATCCCCAAGGGCGGGGAGGTCTGCATGATTGACGAAACCTAATTCCTGGACGGATGGGCGAAAGACCTATCCACTCCCCGACGGGTGTTTCATCCATGATACCATCCATGCGGGTCTTGAAATCAAGGCATGGCAGGATGGCGACGGGCGATACATCGAGGGGTACGCCTCGACTCGTGCGGTTGACAGTTACAACGACATCGTTGAGCCGACGGCGTTTGTCAGCTCAAAAGACGCCTACCTGAATCAGGGCGGCACCCTACTATACGGCCACGGCGGGTTTATCGGATTGGCCGATATGCCTATCGGCCGCGTTCTCCCCGATCATTTTACCATCGACGACAATGGTCTGCGCATCCGGGCGGAGATAGCCGATACCGACCGCGGCCGCGACGTATGGACGCTTGTCAAGATGGGTGCGCTGAAAGGATTCTCAATCGGTTTCCGCATCAAGAAGCAGGAAACCGACGAGGAGCAAGACCCGCCGCTCCGCACGATCAAAGACCTTCGTCTCTATGAGATATCGGTCGTCACCGTACCAGCCAATCCGGAAACGTGGTTTGCGGCGGTGACAGAGAAGGGCTTCCAGCCCGAAAGCATCGAATTCAAATCACTACTCAATCCGGCCAATGGCGACGAGGGCGAAGCGCCAAAAGCCCCACAACGAAAGGAGATACCAATGGCTGATGAGCAATTGGTACGCAAGTTGGGCGAAATTGAAACCGCCCTCGAAAAAGTTCCCAAAGCTGCGGAGATCGAACGGTTGCAGGTCGATCTCGGGCGGCTGAGTAAAATGGTGGATGATATGTCCGCGAAACTCGCTGCCGGTCAGATCACACCGACGGAATTCACGACCTTCACGGCCAAGATTTCCGGCGACATGGTCGCTCTGCAGACCGAATTGGCCACTGCCGTCCAGCAGGTTAAGAACATGGCCGAGCTGGATAGACGGCGTGCGCACACCCCGAACGACACTCTGGCCTGGCGGAAGCTGCTGCCGGAGTATGCCGACCGGTCTGCGCTCGACTTGTTCCTGCGGGCGCCCATCGACTACAAGGGTGCCAATGGCGACCTGATCCGTGCCTCGCGCAACCTTTGGGATGCGACCATCCTGATGAAGCAGATCGACAAATCCGCCCGCGAGCGGGGTCACGATCCCAAATTCACCGCGCAGATCGACCGATACGCCAAGTCGCTGATCGGTCTGATGGATCACTATGATCCCCTGATCGTGAAATCCTTCAGTTCGACCACCTCCGGGTATGGGTCCGACTGGGTGAATACGATCCCGTCGGCGGAATTGTTCGAGCTGTACGATCTGAACATGACCGTCGAGTCGGAGTTTCCGCACTACACCATGACCGGGGCCAGCGTGAAATACCCCCTGTTGACCGCGCATGCGAAAGCCTACACGGCCGACAATGCGACGAGCAACAACCCGAATCAGTACCGGAAGGGTGACTTCACCACCTCGAGCGTCACCTTGACGGCCAAGAAGATGGCCTGCGCCGTCTTGGTTGATGAGGAAAGCGTCGAGGGTGACTCCATCGTCAACGTCCTGCCGCTGATCCGCCAGGAATTGGGGCGCGCCCTGCCGGCGGGTGTTGAGGATGCCATCTTCAACGGCGATACCACCGCTACCCATTACGATACCGAACGGACTGTGGCCGCTGACAACATCTATACGACCGACGCATGGAAGGGTCTGCGGCGTCTCGCCTATGACGCCTCCCGGACGTGGGACGTGCAGAGTGCGACCGCTGGCGAGGGTGACGGCACGACCGCCTTTACTGCCTCCGACGTGGCCTATCTGCGGACCTACATCGGCGCTCGCGGTATCCGGTCGAGCGACGTTCGCCTGTATTCATCGGTCAAGGGGTACTACCTCATGACCGCGTTTAACGAAGTCCGTCAGCCGGGCACTTATGCGGCTGGCGCTGGCTGGGTTACTGGTGACGTGGCGCAGCTTGCCGGTATGCCGATCAAGGTGTCCGAGTTCATCAGCGATGAAATGACGACCGCTGGCATTTGGGAACCCGACACCAACCATGCCTCGAGCGTGATTGTGTGCTTTGATCGCACCGGATTCATCGTCGGCGACCGCCGGATGATGACCATTGAATTCGAGAAGGATATCCGCTCGGGTTCGTGGGCGTTTGTCGGCACCGTCCGCAAGGCGTTCGCCAAAGTCACCCCGTCCACGGAATACCCCGTGGCCGTCGGCATCAACGTGCCGGTGGGTTAAGACCGGCTGATTGTGACCGGGGGCGGTAATGATGCCGCCCCTCTTGAAAGGAGATAATGTAATGGCAACATACAATGGCCTGCTAAACACGGCCTTGAGTCAGTTCAATATCTGCTCGTTTATGTGTACGGGCGCGTCGGCCGCCGCGTCGATTACCTGCACGGGGATCAAGACGACCTCGACGATCCTGTTTGCCTTCCATTTGTCCACGGCGTCGAATCTGGCGACGTTTGCGCAGATCGATCTCGACACCCTGACAATCACGGCGACAAACACAATCACCTGTTCGGGTGATACGGCATCGGATGGCGTGTTGGTTTTCTGGACTGACGTAACGGCGTAAGAAAGGAGCAATCTGATGGCAACATACAACGGGTTGCTCAACAGGGCGAAAAGCCATTTCAACCTGTGCGCATTTCTCTGTACGGGTGCCGGTGTATCCACCGCGATCACTTGCACGGGGATCAAGACGACCAGCACCATCGTTGCCGCGTTCCATATTTCGACGGCGGCGAGCGCGGCCAGTATGGCTCAGGTGGACCTAACCACCCTGTCGATCTCTGCCGCGAATACCGTCAAGGACACGACGGATACGACGGACGATCAGTTGCTGATCTTCTGGGTTGACGTGACGGCGTAAACGAAAAACCGGGGCGGTCCTTCGGGGCCGCCCCCTGCGAAAAGGAGCAGACTTTGAAAAAATATATCTGCCTTTTGGCGCTCCCCCTCATCCTTTTGGCGGGCGTTGCTTATGGGGGAGTGCAACGAGTGACCGACGTGACCGATACCATTGCCGATACGCTGGTCACGGTCACTTGCTCACCAGCGACCGCCATGCGGGTGAAGATTACGGATGAAGCGGCAGGCTTTTTGAATAAGCCGCGCAAATATGACCAGTTTCTGGCGGTTGTTTTCCTCGACACCCTGACCCCCGTCTCGGCATGCGCCGGGATCAATAACTGTGACACGGCCATCATTACCTGGTATGCGAAGCCCGACAACGGTTGGTATTTGTACCCGTTCCACGTCGATACGGTGACCAGTCGGGCGGACACGATCACATACGTTTACTTCGAGGACGTGCAGGCCGACGGGTCCGGCACCACCGTCTTGGATAGTACCGACGGCATCATGAATGTCGGCGGATATTATTCGCCCGGCACGTTCGAGCGCACCGTCCTCTGCTATGACTCCCTCTATATCGGGATCGTCCGGCGCGATACGGCCGTAAACACGAATGACACCGCAACCTTCAATATCAAGGCATGGTTCCGGTTCATCGAAAACGACGATTGCAAGGACTGAGGTGGATAATGGCGAAAACGATTCTATTCAAGGCCGACACCGGGTTCAAGAATTACAACGTGACCGAAATTCGGCTCGATGGTTCGACTCATCCCCGAATGTTGGTGGTTGGCCAAAAGGCGCTGATATCTGATGCGCAAGCCGACTATCTGGTCAAGCAGTATCCTGGAAGTTTCGAAGTGTGGCCGGATGTCGGATATACCCCCCCGCCAATCGACCCCAATGCGGTGATCGAACCGGCCCCAGATGATGTCCCGAAACCGCCGAAACCGAAAGGCAAAAACGTCCCGAACATACCGGACAAAGGTTAACCCTAACTCCCTTTTGAATGAGGGGGCTGACTTCGGTCGCCCCCTCCGGGGTTCGAATGAAAATACGATTTTTGGAAAACAACGGACTCGACAATTACAAGGTCATGACGACTGCCGGATTTGTGGCCGTCTTGATCCCTGGTGATATCGCCGAAATCGACGACCTATTGGCTGCCCGGCTGCTGCAAAACATGCCGGATTGCTTTGAATCGGTTGTCGAACCGCCCGTCGAGACTAAGATGGTCAACCCGCCATATGAAAACCGGATGATCAATCCGGTGATGGAGAATCGGCATGGCTGCTGAAGTCACGGCATCGACGACCGCACTGGTGACGCTTGACGAGGAAAAGATATTCCTGCAACTCGCCCTCGATAACAACAAAGAGGATACGATCCTACAGGACTTAATTAACGGCGTCAGCGAATCGGTGGTCAAGTACATGAAGCGTGACCTCATATCAACGGCGCATACCGAATTGCGTGATGGCAACGGACGCAATACCATGTGGCTGCTGCATTGGCCGATCATCGATGCGACTGCTGGCGGAACCGATCCGGTATTGATGCTCGACGATGATGGGGACGATACCTGGGAAGCGGCCTCGACGTATGCCATCACCCTGAAGTGGGACAAGATCACCGGGGAAATCTGGCTGAAGGACAAGGACGTTTTCCCGAAAGGCCAGCGCAATCTTAAATTCGTTTATACCGCCGGTTATGCGACCAGCGCGTCGATACCAGCCGATATCAAGTTGGGCGTCAAAAAGCTGGTGGGTATCTACCGCGAGGAAATGAGCGGTGGCAAGTTGGGGGTGCGGTCCATATCGATCGCCAATGAGGCGACGACATACGACTTCGGAACATGGCCGGCCGACATCCGGGCCATCTTCGACCGCAACCGGAGGATTGACTTATGATGCTCACGTTGAGCGTCGGCGGTAAGACCTTACGGTCGGAGAAGATTGCGGCCACCGTTGGGAACATGAACGGAAATCTCCGCAACGGGATTCTGGCGGCCTGCATTCTCGTCGAGGGAAAGGTCAAGCGGGATTATCTATCCGGGCAAGTATTGAACGTCCGGACCGGCCGGTTGCGGTCGTCGATCACGCATTCCCTACCGACGCTCCATCCGCAAGGTTGGCAAGGTACGGTTGGGACAAATGTCGTATACGCCCCCGTTCATGAGTACGGGGCGATTATCGAACCGAAAACAAAGCCTTATCTCAAATTCCAGACTCCTGACGGCTCATGGCATTCGGTCAAGCGGGTAACAATCCCGCCTCGGCCGTTCATGAAACCCGCCCTCGAGGATAACACGGACAACATCGTCGCGACCATCCGCCGTCACGTCATGAGGCACTTATGAGCGTCCTGGGCACGATCCTGAATAAGTTAGAGACATTGCTGGCCGACATCAACACCGGGGAAGGTTACAATACCAACGTACAGACGGTCTTGCGGAAGGATGTCGATTGGACCAACCGGTCTGAATTGTCCCCCGGACTGATGATTATTCCGTCCGGGGAAGCGGTGGCAGCGGTAATTGACGCCGACGGTGTGCGGTTCGAACAACGGATCATCATCGGCGGGTTTGTCCGCAATACCGACCCTGACCAGCTTCAGGCGGAATTGCTCAACCTATCGGCCGACGTGAAGAAAGTCATATACCCGGACGCATCGGGTACGCGCCCAAGCCTGGGAACGGCCTGTTTCGATGTGGCCTATCTATCCGAGGCAACGGCTTTCAGTAAAGAGGTCGGCAAGTTTGAAATGGATGTCGTGATAACCTATTACTGCGCAAAGGGGACGTTCTGATGCGCGATGGAGGAAAGACCATGAGGAAGTTATTGACGATGGTCGCCGTGCTGTTGTGCTTGGCGTCCGCGGCCTCGGCCGATGGCTGGTTGACAACCGGATCGGACGGCGGCTCATATACCTTTGCGGCCGATTCGACCGATACCAGCGTCACGATTTGGGATACGACCAGCACCGGGATTACCGAACTGCAGCCATACTCCAAGCTCCATATTCGCATGGCCATCAAGGTCGATTCGGCATTCACGAACGACACGCTCCGGGTGCGGTTCATGGCCAGCATGTTTGATGAAGTCGGGGCCGGGCCGGAAACCTGTTTGGCAACCTTCAAGGCGACTGCCCTGGCGACGACCCTGACGTGGATCGACACGACGATATTCTTCTCCGATACGAGCAAGCTCTGGTGGGGATATATGCGGGCTGACGTGATCTACTCGGTTCCGGTTGCCGCGAATGCGGCCGCCCTGGGCCTCGCCGGCCGGACATTCCATTATGAATGGCAGACGGCCGCCTACCTGAACAGGAAATGGAAATGACCATGCGCAATCCATTTACCATCCACTTCTGGATTGTCTTGGCGACTGCGGTCGCCATGGCCGTGACCGGGTGGCTCGCCGAATGGTATTGGGGAGTGATCCCGGCGTTCATGACCCTGCTCGGTTACTGCATGCTCGGCTATGCCACCTGTGGGAAGGGTAAGCGATGAAACGGCTGACGCTCATAATCGCCATACTCTGCTTGTCGTCGGTTGCCATGGGTGGGGCGGTGACGGTGGAGATCGATTCGTCAAAGTGGTACGATAATTTCATGGCGTATGGGTACACGTACGGATGGCCGAATTCAACGGGTATGATTGTCCGGGGCGATTCCGCCGGGACCGGGGAGAACCGGGTTATCATCGGGACGAACTATATCCATACCGCCCTTGCACCATGGACGTCGATCACCGTTGATTCCTTTGCCCTACGCATGATGAAGGATGGCGTCAACAATTTCTCGGCCGGGGAGACACTATATGTCGTCGCCGAATGGGTGACGCCCGGGCATTCTCCGGCAACCGATACGGGGATCACCTGGTTCAATTATGCGACCGGATCGGCATGGACTACGGCTGGCGGCGATTTTGTTGGCGTCGTTTCTGATACAACGAAGTTCTATGGCCAGAATGCTTCCGGGACGGATTCCTTCTGGACGTTTACCATCAGGCCGAACGCCGCACATCCCAATGCAGCCGACTTCCTGAACAACTTCCCCTATTCAACGAGCGACGTCTTGGTGTTTCGCATGTGGGGTAATGCCACCGGCACCAATCCGGTCGAAGGAAACGAATATATCTCATTCTTCACTTCTGAGAGTATCGGAGCATATCGACCGCCCAGCGGGACGGTATGGATTCATGCTGAACCGATTGTGCCATTCTCTGGTACGGGCCGGCGGCGTGTAGCCGTGATTGCGGGGGACTGATGAAGCGCACCCTATTGATACTCATTGCCGTCCTAATGGTCGGGCCAGTCATGGGTCAATATACCGACCGGACCCCCTACCGAGTCGTCTGCGGCGGGAATGGTTATGACGGCGCATGGTCATCTGGCGGTTGGACATGGGAAGAATTCTGCGAGAAGTATGACGGCAACCTGGCCGGCGATGCTGGTTTCCTGAAATATGTATTTGATTCTGCCGGCATCTATAAACCTGCCCTCCGCAATTATCTCGGCCCTTATTGCGGACCGCATGAAGTTGCCCTATATAACCGCGATCATCCGGAATATCAATACGCACAACGATTGACCGACGAAGTCAATAACTGGTACTACGTCTATATGAAGCACTATATGGACTCGATAGGGGTTTCCCCCGAATCCCTGGTCGTCCATATCCTTGATACCGCCTATTCGGTTTGGGTCAAGAGCGATGCCATCACGAGAACAGTATCAAACGCCAACGCCTTAAATTACTCCGAGCGTCGGCAGACCCATCAGTATTTCAATAACACCTCCGGTGACACGGCGTTTTATCCGGCCGGATATTGTTGGACGCTGAATGGTCGATGCTCCTATACGATTGAAGCCGTCCGCTATGCTTATAGCAGGCACATGATCGAAGATTCCGCCACTGATGGGATTGGTCCTATTGGTGGTCATTGGACGGCTGGTTTCTATGACAACTATCAGGAATATGACCTTCCGCTTTATGGTTATTGGACACCATCTGCATACTCCGGTGGGCCGACCGCCGGGTTCGACTGGTATGAGTGCCATAATATCACTAACGCCGATTCGGCTTGGAAATTCAAGGCCGGATCATTCGATCATGCGGCCGCCGAGATTGATCGGGAACTTGGGCCGCACGGCTATATCGGCGTGGCCAATGCCCCGCTCGGCAATAACTGCCAGCGCAATCTTGGTCGATTGATCGACAGCGTGCGCGGCGTCAGCTTCGAGGGGTATATCGATTATACCAAGCGGTGGAGTACATGGAAACAGATTTATGCTATGGCCGAAACCTGTGCCGTCCATCCGGCGGTAGTCGATGGATGGGTGGGATTCTGCGACTTTCTATCCTCTACCGATCCGGCAAATTGGAGACATGATTCGGCGCGCGTCTATGGCGTTCAATATGGAATGTTCCTGACGTTCATGGATACCAATTCATGTTTCACGCCCCTACGTCGATTCAATCATCCGGAGAGTTGGGCCGCCTTGTTTGAGAATAACTTTGGTGCGCCGTGCGGGCGCCCGGAGTTTATTGATACCAATAACGCAGCGAGTCCCATCGGAGATTATGATGATGATGCCGACGTCCTCGTGCGCCGGTCTTTCGACTCGGGGAATGTTTACGTCTATGTTCGCACCGCCGGGCCATCATCCAATTTCACAACCGACTCCATGAAGGTGTCCTTGACGGGATCGTGGTATCTGCTCAACTACACCATGTCGGGGTCGGCCTTCGGGTCTACGCCGGTCGATTCCTTCTGGATCAAGCCATACCAATGTGTCATCGTCGCCAACGAACCGGGCTTCACCACGCCGAAGAAAACGACGGCGACCGGATTGATCGGGGCGCCTAACTATGAAGTGACCTATCCGGAGATTTACCGGACGCCGAGTACGTTTACATTCGCCGGGACCGAAGGCGGGGCCAACCCAGCGTCGCAATCACTCAATATCTCCAACTCCGGGATCGGGTCACTTGTTTGGACGGTATCCGAGGATAGCTCGTGGTTATTGCTCAGCCCTGGCAGCGGCATCAATACCGGGACGGTGACGGTCAGCTGTAACATCTCCGGCCTGCCCGTCGGGACGCGGACGGCCTATATATCCATCGCGGCAACCGGTGCATCGAATACGCCGCAGACCTGCCTTGTGTCTTTGACAATCAGCGCCGCCCCCGTAGAGGGTGACGTCGTCGGCAATAAAAAAGTGAGGACAAGATTATGATGTCGAGGAAGTACATCTGGAAACAGCTGGCGGCGATCATCCTGCTGGCCAGCATCGCGTTCTTTGCGGGGATGCCGACGCAAGCGGAATTCCTCGGCATCAAAAAGGTCGGCGAGTATATCACCTTCCCGGTGACAACCCCGGTCGATTCATATGGCATCCCGGCAACGCCGGAATCGATTCAGGTATTCACCGCCGGCGGGAGTGGCTCGACGATTCTGTATTATGCGGAAGGGGCCGATCTTACGTGTGATGGTATTTGGACCGACACAACCTTTGGCGGGATTCATGTCTGGTTCACAAACCAAATATCAGAGATCGACGGTGCTGGCGGTCAGACTCAACTTGGTATTCGGGTTATCTCCTGGCTCGATGAGCTACCTACCGAAACCAAGGGGTCGGTGATGATTATGCCCGAGTCGCTGATTTACTATTACCGGACAGCCCAGGACTCGCTCAATGCGGCCCCGACGGTCGCCCAGGTAGCACAACGCGCGGCCGATAGCGTCAAGGCTGACCCCCCGACTGTCGTGGCGACCTATGATGGCTTGCCGACAGAACTGGTAGATTCTCTCAATCTGCTGCTTGACGCCGATACCAGCTTGGTGAACTTTATCCGTTCGGCCATCGCCATGGCCAAGGCCGCCCGCGATACGGCCTCGCTCGCTCACGCCTCGGCCGCCTCGGCCGCTACCGCCGCAGGGTCTGCGGAAACGGCCGCCAACGCCGCTACGTCGGCCGGCCTCGCTGTCGTTGAATCGACCGAAGTCATCCACGCCGAGGTCGTCAATATCAATGCGTGGGCGCCGGCTACCGATACCGTCCGGGCGAAGATCAATCTGGATGCGCTGACCGGGACGCTGGATTCGGCTGAAGCGCCATCGCTTTACGTCCGTCTGCAGGCTCTATACAACGAGGTCTATAATCTCGATGCCTGGAACCCGGCAGACGATTCGGTCGGCGGGGTAAAGGGGCTGAATGCCGCTCGCCTCGGCTATCTTGACAGCATACCGTTGTACGATACCCGATTCGACTCCATTTTGGCGGTTCTCGCCCAAACGGGATTCCGGGCCAGCATCGCCGCCATCTGGGATTCGATCAAACTATACGACACGCGGTTCGATTCGGTTCAAGCGGCCTTGGCGACGGCCGGATTCCGGGCCAGTATTACGGCGACAATCGAAAGCCTGTATGTTTACGATGCCCGATGGGATTCAGTCCTTGCCGTCTTGGCCTCAACTGGATTCCGGGCGCAGATTACCGAGACGCGGGATACCATTCGCCTCTATGACACCCGGTTTGATTCGATCTTGACCGCCTTGGCGAATGCTGGTTTCAGAACAAGCATCGCCGAACTGTTGGCTGATCAGGATACCCTCGGTTGGTTGATCGGCGTCAAGCCGGGGTCGAAATCGATCTCCCGTTACCATAACGACGCCGATACGGTGTTCCTCTATCACAGCACCGACGCCTTAGGGTCAATGAAATACTTCCACCCGGCTGATACGGCCGGCGCGGCGCCGGATAGCGTGAAGGCAGACTAATGGCCCGTGATAGCCGACAGAGAGGCGCAGGAAAGCGGGATTCACGGCAGGCGGGACTTGCCGGGACTGGCGGGGCGGCGGCATATGTCGCTCCGTCGATCACCATCTACGGGACCCCGTCGCCGATTGATACCGCCCGGAGCAAAGTCAAGACGCTGATCGACGCGCTCAAGACGACGATGGCTTCCGGGTACGATCCGACGTTCTCTTATACGTACACCCAGCACCGGATCGCCAATCTGCGGTTGAATGCTGTCACAATAGAGGCCGACGATGCCGATGCGGTTCCTTCCGGGAGTGCGGTTTCCCAATCACTCAATCTGTGGATCGTGACCGTTTCTATCCGCGTCCATACGGCCTATCGGTACGGCCATAACGATTGGCTAAAAAATGTCCGGTTGCTGACTTCGATCAGCAACTATATCAACGAACACCGGAACCTCGGCGATGAATACCGGGTGCTCTCGACGGGCGCGTTCATCAGTCGGGCTTCCTTTGACGATTCGGCGACTCTTGGCGGGGAAATGCGAATCCTCGTTCAGGTGCCGGTGGAGTACACACAATCATGACCATGAAGAAAATCAAAATCAAAGACGGCCAGGTACTTCCGTGGATTGAGGCTGTCCGGGCCAATTATGGGCCGATATCGATTGACGATTTCCGCGCCTTGCAAAGCGGGGCTGGGACGTCTGTCGATACAAAGACCGCCGAGGCTTTGATCGCGGCTGGATTCTGCGACGATTTCAAGGGCGAGAAGGACGGTAACAATGTCGAGTAATGTACGCTCCGAGTTCTTATTGGGGATCGCGCAGGCCGCCACTTGGGGAACGGCGATTGCCGACGGCAGTTCATTTACGGACCTGCAGGAGGCCAAAGACCCGATCATTATCCCCGATGTGAAGATCATCGACCCGGATGTGGCCCGGAATACCCGGACCCGCGACGAGGTTGATGTTCTGGCCCTCGAAAAGGGGTCGATGCCGACTTGCACCATCGACCTGCCGCGCGCTCGTTGCCGGACGATCCCCCTGCTGGCCTATTCATATTTCCAGTCGGTTACAGAGGGCGCATCCAGTCCGTACAAGAAAACTTTCATCGTTCATTCGACGGAGCCGGCTTTCACTTCGAACGCCGGGTGCTTTTCGACTATCTGCCTAAAGGCACCGATTGCTTCCCTGTCCCACAAGGCGACGGATTTCGTCTGCAAACAGCTGGAGTTCGCCTGCTCGGCCGGGAATTATATGTCGGTCAAGGCGGACATGGTTGGCCGGGGGACAGTATCCACGACCGCCAATCCGAGCGGCACCTGGACGGCCTCTACGGCGAGCTTTTATTACTATGAGGATATGGCCCGGTTCTCATACAACTTTGCCGGGTCGATTTCCCCCAACGCTTCCAATTGGAAGGTCACGCTCAAACAGGACGTGATCCCGATGGGGCAGGCGTCCGGTCAGGTCAAGACGTTTGCGCTGGCCAATAAAGGCGGCACCATTGAGGGGACGTTGTTCTATGACGCCTCGACCACGCTGATCCCCGGGTACTTCAAGGCGGGAACGCACTTTTCGTTCAACGTCGGATGGGGCAATGCGACAGCCGGCACCGACGCGAACGACTTCGATATCACCGCCTACGCATATGTGAAAGACAGCAAAATCAGTTTCGGTTCAGAATTGGTGACGGTTGACTTCTCGGCTGAATTGGTCGCCAAGTCATCGACCAGCACGCAGATGTGTACGTTGATCGTTGCCGATGATGCGGACAAGGGTTGGTAAACCATAACAGAAAGGGCGAGAAATGGCTCTCGTACTAATCGACACGCAGACCGTCCATGATGTTACCATCAGCGGGACGGTGTTCAAGGTCAAGGCTGCCGACGGACGGCAGTATCTCAAGTTGCTCCGGGTAATGACCGGGGTAACGGTGCAAGACGAATCGGCGACGCTGAGTAAGTCCTCATGGAATGATGCGCTGGATATCCTGGATGACCGGGTGGTCGAGATCGACGGATTCACCAACAAGCGGCAGACGCTTGAACAAATGAGCGGAATGGATATCAGCGTCCTGACCGCCGAGGTCATGAGGCTTTCCGCGCCGTCGGAGGCCGAAGTAAAAAACTGAAAAGGCTCGTGCGATATGTCGAGGACTTCGTTGCCGAGGGTTTGATGCCCGGCGATTGCGCGAGCTGCACAAGGGGACCGGAAAAGTGCTTACTCAAAACCAGTTCCGTCGATCTCAAAGCCCAGGGTATGCCGCCGCTTGGTGGCGTCACCGCCGCGAATGCCGAAGAAAGGCTTGGCGCCGCCAATTTTCTCGGCCGGTGTTTCATCTATGGGTTATGTCCGATCCCCCTTATCCCGCTCGAAGTCGCCCATATGTACGAGTTGGTCAATATGCTTGGGGGGACAAGCCGATTGTCCACGCCCGAAGATTTCTATCGCCTGCCTGCCAAGTATATCGAGGCGGTCAAGATCGTCAACGCCGAACGGGCCGCAATAGCGGCGGAGAAACGAGATAATGGCAACCGGCACTGAAAAACTTCAGATCGTCATCGGGGCGAAGGATGAAGCGACTTCGGTATTGGGTCGCATCCAGAACTCTATTGTCGGGATAGGGACGGCCTACCTGTCATGGCAGGGAGCCAAAAAGATTATTGACTGGACAGTGGCGTCGGCCGTCGAAGCCGAGAAGGTATGGGCCGGGGTTGCGCAATCCATCACCCTGAGTGGGCAATCCGCTGATGCGACTATGCCGCGTATCCAATCCTTCGCCAAAAACATCATGGCGGCGACGGGACAAACGGATGAATCCATCGGTCAGGTGATCGAATCGTTGACCCGGTTTGGAATGAACGCCTCAACCGCTATGCGGACGGCATCCGTTGCCGTCGATCTTGCGGCTGGTAAGCATATGGATTTGCTGACAGCGGCCAACCTACTGGGAAAGGCTTATAAGGGCCATACTGAAACGCTCTCCCGCTATGGGATTATCATCGATGAAACGTCTGGCAAGGCCAAAGATTTCGCGTCTGTTTTGGATGCCGTCAAACAGGCGACGCAAGGTGCCGCCGATGCCGCTGCAGCGACGGCTGCCGGACAATGGCAGCGCGTTAAGGAACAATTCGCGGAGATGGCCGAAGAGGCCGGGACGCATCTACTCCCAGCCCTCACTAAGGTTATGGCCCAATTCAATTATCAGGAAACGGTTCTTGAGGCGCGGCAGAACGGTCTATGGGATTCATGGCGCAAACTCCTGGCGGTGCAGAATGTCAGCTTGGATGATACCCAAAAGGCTGTTGAGGTCTATCATCGCATGGTATCGGAGATGATCGCCGCCGATCAGGGTGTTGACGATTTTACCAATTCAATGATCGGCCTTTCTACGGCCACAAATACTTCAAGAGAATCTTCTGAGTCCTGGGTGCGCCAGGCTGGAATCGGCACAAACAGCGTCACCAAGGCCGTCGAAATCATCATCAATCAAAATAAGGCGTTGGCCGATTCCGCTGCCGAGACGAGTCGCGTTTTTAATCAGATGGTTGATGATATCATTAACAGTTCACGTCGCGCACCTACCGTTGATGTGCAAGCCTATATGTCAAATCTCGAAATCAGCACCGCCATCCAAACAGGTAAGCGGGTCGAACAAGTCCATCAGGGCGTGCGGGATGCTGATTGGCGCGGGTGGGTCAAGTTCTTCAACAATAAAGCATTGATGGAGATAGCGACATCGAAAAAAGCGGCCGCTCAACATTCTGCCGTCGTCCTGGATATGGCCGACTCGTTCGTCAATGGCATGGCGCGCGCGGGCGCGACTGCGGGAAATGCCATGTACCGCGTCTTCATGGGTGAGAAGGTCAAGTTGGCCGAGGTATGGCAGGGCATGGCCGCGGACTTCCTCGGCTATTTTATGGAAGGGGTTATGGCGGGGATAGCTGGGCGATTCGCGGGGAAACTGCTCAACCTGATCGGCTTTGACAATCCCAAAAATGATGCGATGGCGTTCAATAGCGGCCTTGATTATGCCAAGTTCTTTTCTGGCGGGGTCATGCAGGGGATTCAATCAATCGGCGTCCCGGCCATGGCCTTCTCGGGCGCATCGTCCCGGTCTTCGTCGTCGGGATTCAATCAATCCGCCGGGACCGGCAACATCAACATCCACTTCCATGGGCCAGTAACCAGCCGGGAGTTCGTTCGTCGGGAAATCATACCGGCCATAGAACAGGCGGCGACCGGAAAGTTCAGCCGTCTCAAAGTATCAACCGGCAATCTGACGGGGAGGCCGCAAGTTGAGTATTGATCTATATACCCTACTGCCGATGGTTAAGGCCAGCATTACGGCGATCACGTCGGAAGAGACCGGGTATCCAAAAGAGAATATGATGGACTGGAATCCGGACACTCATTGGCGACCGTCCTCTACGTCGAATCAGACCATCGATATCGACCTGGGGTCAGCGCAACAGGTTGACCAGTTCGCCGTCTGGATTCATAACTACAATACCGATTATGATTTTGGGACGCATGGCATTCAACTGTATTCAGACGATAATGATGATGGGAATTATACGGCCATTACGGCGATGATCAGCGAGCTATGGGACCCGACCGTCGGGACGCCGATATATTTCCCGGCCGCAAGTCCGACACCGACGACCAAGCGGTATTGGCGTTTGGCGATTGTCAATTGCGGATCGAACATCGCCCAAATTTCAGGGATCTTCCTTCTGCGCAAGCGGACGTTGACGGCCGCGGCAAATCTGCCTTTACGCGATACCGGACAGTTCTTCAATCGGACAATGAGAGCCGCCGGCGGCCGCCGATTTGTCGCCGGCCTGAATTCCGGCGAGGGCGGTACGCTTCCCCGGACGTTCGTTCTCAGTCAGACTGATTGGGAAGCCCTTGAGGACGCCCACCAGGATTGTCGCGGGTCGCTCCGGCCGTTCATCTATACCGAGGATAGCGTCAATTATTATGTCCGGTTTACTGAGGATTTGGATAAGCTCGACCAGAACATGATCCACTACCAGCTTTACCAGCCGACGATCACGCTCGAGAAAATCCCCTATATCCAGGATGGGGAGACGACCTGATGTTGACCCGGCCGGCAAAGTTCACCCCCTTCCAAAACTCTATTGGCACGGACTTTCATCCGATTGTTAGCCTGAACGACGGCACGACGACTTGGCTATTTTCCGATACGGAAATGCAGTTGACGGACGGCCACGTTTATGCGGGACTCCTGAACGGCTGGTCAATCGACCAGAGCCTGGATATCTATTCGAAGCAGTGGGCGGTGAGCGACGTCACCATCGAAATTACCAACCTGCCCTATCGGATATCGGCCGGGGCCGATGTTCGCTTTTCAAGCGAAGTGGCGGGGTTATTTGGCGGGGTTGTCAAGATATACCTGATGGCCGGACGGACGGCAGCCGCCCTATCTGACTGCCTTCTCCGGTTCTCCGGCAAGGCGATGGCCGCGCCGACATATGACGATCAGACCGTGACGATCACAGCCACGGATGCAAGCCGCCTAAAAACGGTTGAGCTGCCGCAGAACAATGTCGGGGATTCATATTCCGGGGCGCCGAAGATTTACAAGACCTATAAGATACCGCTGGTCTATGGCAAATTCACCATAGACAGCGAAAATCTTGACGGGAGCGGCAAGGGTCTGGCCCGGGCAATCCAAGTCACGCCGGGATGTTATTGCACGTTCGTTGTATCCGACCATATCCTGCATGCCTTGACCGAATTATGGTATGAAGATCATACTTTTACCGATCCGGTCAAATGGATTGATCCAACATTGGATAATGATGACGCAGACCATCGCGGGTCGGGCGTGGTTGATAAATATGTCCAAGCATGGATATTCCCGACGTCTGGCGACGATGAAGGATTTGCGACTGAGGCGATTTCCAGCGCGTCGGGAACGTCAGATTGCTTCGACCGAAGCACGTCAACCTACGATATCGTTTCGGATAATTATGTCCAGGGTGATGGTTCGACAAATTACCCAGAGGGCAAATTCATGCTGGCCCTCGACCAGGATGATTGGATTAAGCGACAAGCGGAATTGGCACAAGCCGGCTTTGATACCGGCTTCAAAGTCCAATTGAAGGGGATCGATAATACCGGGAAGGTCAATACCGACCGGGAGGCGCGTTTCATGTATGCCTCTACCGGATCGGCCGACTCTTATACATCGGTCAGCATTGGCAGCTCAACGTCCTGGCAGGAACAACCGTCGGCGACGTGGGAAGCCATTCCCGTCACCAGCAAAAACATGCCCTACGTCCTCGGCTTCTGGTTCAAGGGCCGTATCGCCGATGGCACCGGTGAGGGGTATGGCATGTATATTATCTATGAGGCTCGGATATTGGTCAAGTATCCAGCTTCGGGGACGCCGGGTATCGGTGGATTCAATATGGCCTGGGCCGCCTGTGAGGGCCGGGAATACGGATCATGGATTACCAGCCGTTCAAGCAATTATGCCGACGGGGATTGCATTATCGACCCGGCCGGGATGGTCGAATCGATTCTCCGGGACGAGGTCGGCCTGGCTGACGCCGATTTAGAGTTGACCACTTTCATCGCTGCCGAAAATACCAGCGTCGAAGCGCGGCTCAATCTACATTCCGACAATAAGATGATATCCGACGAGGCCATCCGGCGCCTCGCCGAACAATCCACGTTCGCCTTTTTCTATTCGGCCAACGGCAAGGCCCGGTTGATCCCCCTGAACAATGCTACGCCCACGACGGCCGTGCGCGGGTCGCATCCGATTCATATTCCATGGACGCATATCAAGGATGGTGGACTCCGCGTTGGAACCGTCGGCCAGGTCATCAACTACCTGGATATTGAAAGCCGGTTCATGCAGGAGTACGATTCCTTCGGCGATGCCTCGGTCGTGCAAAATTCCACGAGCCAATCAACCTATGGGGGGACATACAAGTACAGCGCATCATGGCCGAATATCAGCGGCACGTCGGTCACGACGGTCGCCAACCACCTTGTCGGTTCGGCCAACGGTATTTGGGCAAACGACCACGTGCAGATTGAGGTCGAAACCGTTGGGTTCACCTATGCCGACCTGGAGATCGGGGATTGGATTGAGTTCGATGCGACGACGGTCGATCCGTTCATCAAATGCTATGGTACCAGCTGGAGCGGATTGCAATTCCTTGTAACCGGACTTCGGCAGAGTAATGAAAGCACCATGATAACAGCCATCAAACTGTATTGAGAGAGGATAGGGCATGGCGGACAAACCATTGCGCGAGATATTGACAGACCTCGCCGCCGGGCAGGCGAGACTGGAAACGAAGGCGGAAATTGGCCATGAAACCATGCAGGAAATCAAGCGGCATTGCGCATGTCACGATGAGGCGCGGGTATTGATGAATCGCCAACTCGCCGCTAATGAAGAGCGGTTAAATAGCGTCGCCAGTCAAGCCCATTCTCATACTGCCATGGAACGGGCAATCAAATGGGGTGTTGCCATACTGGCCGGCCTGGGGACGTTTTTCGGGATATTTGTGGACAAGCACTAAGGCAATGGCCACGACCCGCACATATTATCCGATGGCCGATGGAGCAACGGAGCAATGGACGCTCTCGTCGGGAAGCGACAGCTATGCTCTCGTTGATGAAACGGGGACTCCGTCATTTACCGATGAAATACATTGTAATACCCAAAATTATATCACAACCTTTACTTGCGTCGGCAGTTCGGAAACATACGTCGCCGAAAAGATGATCCCTTGGACGAGTTGGAATATTGCCGTTTATGCTAAAAAGGGTGCGGGATTGGATGTTACGCAGATTGCTGGCGTACTCGTCTATAATGGAACGACCTATGCGACAACCGCGCAAACCATCACGAGCATCTCCGGCGCAACCAAGACATTCACTTGGACAACCCCGCCATGGTCAACTACGGGTAAGACTAATTGGGGCGTCGCTCCTAATGAAGTGGAATTTGGAATTAAATATACGACGGCAAGTTCTGGGCCGGTAGTAACAGTTGCTACGGTTCGGTTGCTGTGTATTCATGACGATCATTCAGCCGCCACCCCAGACGACCCCGACGATCTCCGGGTCAAGACCGGGCAGGATGAGCTTGATGCCACGACCGGGAGTCAAAACCCGACCGTCAATTACCCGGTTCCCTGGGATGCGGCGTTCAATGCCCGGATGCAATATGCCGATATGGGGGGATGCTACATTGAGGTTGGTTCTTCCGCCGCCGCTCACGATCTCTGGCAGTCGGCGCTTCTCCAGTTCGGCGGTGAATATGGAGACGAAGAACGCAGCGGCGATGTCCGCTATGCCGGATCGATTCTCCAGGATGCAGTACAATACTATTGGCGGATGAAAGGTGTCACGGTCTGGGGTGAGGAGACCGGGTGGGTTTCCGGAGGGACATTCTACGGCGTGACCGATAGCGGCACCTGGAGTTCCGATTATCACGCGCGCGCGAATATCCGCTTTGGGACAAGTCATTCCATCGTACCAGTTGATTATACCGTACCGGTGACCCTGCAAACCGGCTACGGGAAAGTCACATCGACCATCGGCTGGACAAACGAAGGCATCGGCATGACCGGCCGGCATCTGGCCTATTACAACGGATTTTCATATCTCTCGTTTCTTGGTCAGGATGCGACCAGCGGCACCATAATGATCTATGTCCAAAAATACAACCATTCAACCGGGACATGGGGTTCAGTCTATGAATTGGCCGATACCTACAGCGGATCGGACACGCACTTTTACCCCTGCATCCTAATCGGTGCCGACCATAAGCTCCATCTGTTTATCGGCGGTCATGGTTCGCAGGGCGTTTATTATCGGACAACCAATGCCGACGACCCCGGCAACGGGATTAACATCACCGCTTGGGCGGGTCCGACTGAAATTGCGGCCCTGAATGATTGCACCTATATCCGCCCGGTTATCACCAGCGCGGGAACTATCTTTCTGTTTTTCCGGCATACGGAGTCAGCCAGCCATGGCCATTATTGCTTCACGCGTAGCACGAATAACGGGACGAGCTGGAGTGATATCCAATACGTGGTGTATTACTCCGATTATAAAACCTCTCCGCCGTCAATGTATTGCGGCGGCGTGGCCATCGACGCCAATGATCGGGTGCATATCGTTCTATCATGGTGGGACAACTATGGCATCACCAATAGGGGCCGGGCGATATCGTGCATATACGCCGATCTGGCCAGCAGCACCTATACCACCTGGTATGAATTTGGGACGGAGAATCCTGTCGGCTATACGACCACTTCGCGCGGTGTTGATAATATCCAGTATGCCAATGTGACCAAGATTGATACCTGCGGCGATCCGACGACAGACCCCCTGACCGCGCCGTTTGTCCATACCAACAATGATGGCCTGGTGATCGACAGCAATAACTATCCGCATTTCGTCTATTTTACTTATACGGCGAACACCGGCGAGGAAACGACAATCTATTATTGCTACTGGTCGGGGTCGGAGTGGGTGATCACCGATCTTTATACCGACGAAAGCCTGCCCAAACTCTGGAAATACCGCCATGGCGGGGCCATGTATTATGACGATGGCAAGATATACATCTATGGGTTCGTAAAGCCGACCGGGCAGGTGTATTTCGGCGGCGAACTCTATTGCTATCGGCGCACCATCGACACCGATTCCTGGAACGGATATTATCTGTCCGCAAACACCGGCAAGGGTATCGGCATGATCGTTTCGTTGCCGCAACGATATCCGGGCAGGGAGCGGGAGTTGGCCTTCATTCGTTGCAACGATACGGTCTGGATGGAGGACAAAATCAATACCCTTGTCCGCTATGACGGCGCCGACGTGCGGATTGTTGAGGCATACAATACCGGGTCATCGATCACCCGCACAGAGATCGACCGGTTGCCGGACGCCTTCGGACTGGCAGCGACCACTATTCAGTTTCCGCTCAAAACGGCCGTGGCGGCGAATACCAACGCGCCGACTGACCGAATTTATCAAATCTATTATGGCAACAGCGCAGCGACGTCCCCGCCGATAGATGAAGAACTCGTCTTCATGTTTTTGGAAAACTTTGAGAATTATGATAGTGGCGATGATCTCAACGGTAGCGGCGGATGGACGGCGACGGCCAGCAAGTTCACGATCAGCAACAGCTACGACGTTTCCACCTGCGCATGGGCGCATACCAATAAGCTGTGGGATGGCGATAAATTCTGCTTTCTCAATATCTCCAATAATACCGGTTACGAGGCGACTAAAGACTTGAATGATGCCTATCCCGGAATGGGTGCCGATATTACCGACGTCGATATCTATTTCCACGTTTGGAATGAATCCGGGACTGGGATATTATATGTCGTCTTGAATGATGTGACCGCCAGCAAATATGTCCGTGTCGGTTTGAACTGCAGTAACAATCAAGCTGGATACAAAGATTATAGCGGCGGGTGGGAAAACGTCGTCGCCTGCAGCCTTGGCCGATATTACGAATTCAAAGTATCAATTTCATCGTCTGGCGTGAGCGCGACCGTCAACGGGACCGAGATCGTGACCGACGATACTGAGATCACCGTCTTTGATACCATCGGCATCGGGGTGGCTACCTATAATTCGGTTTGCGATGGCGTTTACATGATTGACGGTATTCGCATCGTCAAGCGAGTGGCCACCGCCCCGACGATCACGACCAATTCGACATACGCCGAGGTGTTCTTTACCGAAGCAACCGGGCGCATGGGGAATACCGTAATCCCGACCGTTGTGGCTCTGGCGCGTGCCGGTTCGTTGGTGATCCCCGATAAGGTCGTGACCGCGCGTATTGCCGATTTGATTATCGGATGCGCAACCGCCCTCGCGCGCATGGGGAACATTGCTATTGGCGACAAGGTTGAGCGGGCCAGATTTGCCAACCTGATTACTGGAGATAAAACTTTGACTGCCCGATTGGCGAACTTCTCCATAACCGAATATACCAATTCGGCGCGGGTAATGGGCATCATCCTGGGCGACAAGGTTGCGCGTGATCGCCTGATGAGCCTGGTTTTATCCGAAGCGACGGTCAAAGCCCGGTTCGGCGGTATTACTGTCCCCGAAATGACGGCTATTGGGCGCGTAATGAATGCCCTGATCGGCGATAAAGCCCTGACCGACCGGATGGGGAATATCGCCATCCCAGACAAGGCAGTTGTTGAGCGCATGACTAGCGCCGTTCTGACCGACAAAGAGGAACTGGCACGGGTCGGACAGATTATCGTCACCAACAAGATCGCCATGGCCCGGATCGATAACGTCGTCATCCCGGAAAGCACGGCAACAGAACGCTTGGCCGACATCTTAATCCCGGACAAAGTCGAAACTGACCGGATAGTCGGTTTAGTGCAGGTCATCGCCGAGGCCCAGGCCCGATTGGCCGGCGTATTCCTGGGTGACAAAGCCGGTGTTGCCCGGTTTGCGGCGTCCTTTATCGGCGATAAGGAAGTCCTGGCCCGTTGCGGCGGGTTGACGATACCGGAATCAGAAGCATCGGCGCGCTTGTCTGCCGCCATCATCGGCTCAAAGACCGAGACGGAGCGGACGGCCAATATCCTGCAGGTTATCGCCGAAGCGACCGCCCGGATCGCGGGTCTAGTCCTAATGGAAGGCCCGGCCGAAGCGCGGATGGCCAACTTAACGACCCCACAGGCCGAAGCGGCGGCCCGGTTGGCGGCCCTGATTATCGTTCAAGCGACGGCTACCGGCCGATTGGCCCAGGCCGTTATCGCCGACGCGGAATCAAGCGGCCGGATCGCCAACTATCTGAAGGCCGAATCGACGGCGGCGGAACGGATTGCCCAGCAGATAATCGCCCAGGCCGTAGGCAGTGGCCGGATTGCCTCTATTATGATCGGGTCCAAAACGGAACTGGCCCGGATTACCCAGCTGGCTATTACCGAAGCCCTAACCACGACGCGGTTCGGCAACCTGATTATCGGCGACAAGCCGGCAACGGAACGGATCACCAACGCGCTGATAGGCGACAAAACGGTACTGGCCCGGCTGGCCAACGTCATTCTGATGGCCGGTGAATCGACCGCCCGGATTGCCAACCTGGTGCAGGCCGAAATGGAGGCCGATAGCCGGGTAGCCAACTACCTGATGGCTGAAAAGACCGGCGGCGCCCGGCTAGCCAACCTGTTATTGGCCGAAAAAGAGAGCTTTGCCAGGATGGCTTCGGCCTTCCTGCCCGAGGATACTGATATCGCCAGGCTGGCCGGGACGATTCTGGCGGAATCCACCACGACCGCCCGGGTGGTCAACCTGATCATAACCGACAAGGTTTCAACGGCGGTGATCGCCAACGTGGTCATGGCCGAATACCAACGGACGGGCCGTCTGGCAAATATCGCCATGTTCGAAGGTATGAACGGCCTCGAGCGGCTACATAATACGCTGGTTACGATTGTCATTCCGGGTATCATCCGGATGCTCTATATGAAGATCCGTGGCCCGGAAATGGCCGACGCGAAAGTCACCGGCCCCAAAATAGATCAATCCCGAATATCCGGTCCCTATATGGATGAAGCTACGATTTCGCGGCCGCAAATGGGAGGATGTAAAGTCCAGCGGCCGCGCATGGAAGCGGTTGAAACCAACGCCGATGGGAGTCCAAAATGGATACGATAAACGAAAAAGAAAGCGCCGTCTTTTCATCCACGCTCTATGACGATTCCGGGGTTGTTATCCCCGCGGCGGCGATCAACAGCTTTACGGTGACGCTCTATGACAAGGCCACCGGTAACGTGATCAATTCCCGGACGGCGGTTGATCTATACAATGCCGGCGCCTGGACGGGGTCGGGCGATATGGTCGCTACGGTTCATGCGACCACCGGCGCCTGTACTATCACCTTGGGATCGGCCGACAATGCGCTGTATAGCGCGACCGCGAACGGGGAATACCATATCCTCCTGATTCAATTAACTACCAATGCTACCCGGCCGGTGACCATGAAACAGAAGATCGAGTTCTATGTGGAGAATTTGACGAAAGTCACATAATCAAAAGACAAGGGCGAGATATGGAGTTACAAAATGGCTGTCGGAAAAGCAACGGGTTACGGGAACAACTCGACTGCCCGGAACGTGTTCAAATGCACGTTCAATCATGCCCTGTCCTCGGCTGTCAAGTATGAAGCCTATGACAATGACGAAACGTTTCCCACGCTGGATACGGTGGTCACCACGGCCAATGATATTCTGGCGGGGACGGCGGGGAATTCCACCACGTCGATGGTCTGCCTGGTGGACACGACGAATGCTGCGCCGGATTCCGACTGGAAACCGGCCTCGGCCACGGCGGGAACGGCGAATCCTAACCGCCTGAAAGGTACAACCAGCTACGTCACCCAGGCCGGCGCAGTTCGTGGCGACAATGAGGCAATCACCTGGAATATGGTAATCGAAATCCCCAGCGACGCCACCACCGCCATGGCCTTCGGGTTCGACCTTCTCTTGCGCTATACCTACACCGGCACGGCCCCGACTCTGACTTGGGCCTATAATACCGGTACGGAGGGTTCGGCAAATTGGGTTACGATGACCCCTGGAACGGACGGAATGCTCCATTGTCGAACCGGTTCTGGCGGCACGGGTGACGGGCATTACTATGCCAATATCCCGGCCGCTGATACGGAAGACACCGTAGAATGCTGGATCGATCAGAACACCACGGCCTAATCGGCCAATAAACCAATCAGGGCGGGTATTTGCCCGCCCTGGTCTTTTGAAAGGGCGAATCATGTATTGGATTCGATGCAATAATGGGCGGCAGATTTTTGGCCATCAGATGCCATGGGATCGCGTACACGCGGCCGCTGATGAATGCGGCGGTATCGCCGAAGCAGCTTTGACCGATGGAGTCAATTTTGACGAGCGGATATCCGGCGCCGATCAATATCTTTATTACGCGGAAGCAATTTCGGTCATGCGCAACGCCCTCGGCGGCGGGTCCGGCCCAACAATCGGGATGCCGAAATGCGTCAAAGAAACGATGGTCGGTTTTTATAAGGCCGAAACAATGACGGCCAAGATCGACGCCATTGTCAAGGGCATGATGGAAACCGAAAAGGTTCTGGCGACGGTTATTGGACAGGTCAAGACGGAAATCGACGCGGCGACTGATCAAGAGGAAATCGACAAGCTGAATGTCCGGCTGGTGGATGCCCGGACGCAACAGGAAAACGTCAAGAAATCAATGGCCCGGAAACTGGTTGATCGGGATACGATTGACGCGGCCGGGGGGCAATATGTCATTTTGACAATGACGCCAGCGCGGTTGTCGGTCAATCCGGACGAGGCAGTCAACCATGATTTCTGGAAACAGGCGAATGCTGGATGGATCGGCGCGGTCGGGCGGGCCTATGATGGACAATAATCCCTATTATGATATCCGCAAGGCGGCCTCGGTCATTTATCGTGTCCCCATGTGGTTGATCGACGCACAGATAACGGCCGAATCGAACTGGAATCCGAGGGCCAAATCTCATTGCGGGGCAATGGGATTGATGCAATTGATGCCGGTCGTCTGTGAGGAAATGGGGGTCGCCGATCCATACGACCCGCAGGATAATATTATGGGTGGGGTCGGGTACTTGGCGAAACTCCTCAAATCCCGGTTTGTCCGGGGGGATATCGCTCTGGCCCTGGCGGCCTACAATGGTGGGATTGGGAACCTCAAGAAATATCGGGGCATCCCGCCGTTCAAAGAAACCCGTGAATATGTCGCCAAGATTATGGCCATGAAACCAGAGGGCGAACCGGAAACAATTACTCCACTCCCGTCCAATTTGTGATAAATGGGGCCAATTTGAGACGTTTGTTGGTTTTAACAGTTATATAATTCGGCTGACGAAAGGGCAACGCATGGATGCAGATTGGCGTTCGAAGATTTTTACCCGCAAGTTTTTGATCACTCAAGAACTGATGATTGTATCGACGTGTGCGTTATTCGCTGGGATCGGCGGATGTACGTTTGATGCGTTCGCCGTTTTCGGTTTGGCCTTGCTGGGCGGATTCTCTTACGCCGACTACCATGAGAAGAAAATCAAAAACGGAAATGGCGGGACTGATCCCGCTGGAAAGTGAAAGGATGATATGGGCAATGTAACGATTGATACCGCCTATTTGCTGGGCGGCCTCAAGGGCCAGGTGAACATCGATGAATTGAGGGCAATCCTCAAGGGATGTATCGGCCTGCATATTTTCCAACTCCCCAAACAACTCGGCCTGATAATCGCGTGGGCGCTGGCGCAAGTGGAGAACATGGTCGAGGACGTGCGGGAGATGGGGGACGAAGCGCAGTACGGTTCCGCGAAAAAGGATGCAGTCATCAAGTTTTTCGATACCGTCATCAAACTCCCGTTCTGGCTCGAACCGATAGATGGCCCGATCATTGGTTTGGCAGTCGATGCCATCATCGTCGCGCTGAACCTTTTCCTCGGAAAGGAATGGCGCAAAAAGATCACAGCGCCGGCCGTTGTGCCAACTCAAGGATAACCATCGTCACCTCCTGTTGGTGGAAGGCGGGGCTGACATGGCCGCCCGGTTGTTCGGCCCCGCCAAAAGAAAGGGCGCATCGTGACCATTGCTTTACTCTTCGTTATCGCCTGTCTTGCTTGCCTGGCGTTTATCGTCTATACCGAGAATGCCAAACTGGAACGCCGCATCAAATACGTCGAATGGTTTACCGGATTGGGGCCGACAGATGATACCCTCAATAACAATCTGCGACTATTGAAGCGCATTGAATATATCGAAGATGTTCTCGGCACAGCCTCCGAGTTGATTGATCCCGATTCGCTTGGTCGATCAATTATTACTCGCCCTATACGCATCGACCAGAGCCGTAAAGGGACTGTCGGCATTCCGGTCAAGATCGACCTGCGCGACAAGCCAAAGCCGGGCCGCCCGCGGAAGGTCAAGAAAGGGGTGCAATAATTACCTGCATAATCGGCATGGTCGTCAACGACGTGGTGTATCTGGCTGGCGATAGTGCGATGATTGATGACACCTATGCGCTGGACGTAGTACCATCCCCGAAAGTCTTTGCTGTCGGTGATTTGATGTTCGGATGGTGCGGGTCTTTTCGCATGGCCAATATCTTGCAATATGGTATCAAATACCCGAAACGGCGATCCGGGGAACCGGCCGACCGATATATCAAAATGAAGCTGACTTCCGCTATTCGCAAAGCTATGCTCGATGGTGGTGTGGTAGACAGCAATTCCGAAAGCGCCTTGCCGGGCGATATGCTTGTCGGATATGAGAAGCGGCTTTACAAGATTCAACAGGACTTTTCGGCGGTCGAATCGACGCGAGGCTTTATCACCGTCGGGGCTGGTTGTCAATTCGCTTTGGGTGCCGTGGCCCTGGACTGGCCAATTAAAGACAATGTGCAAAGCCGCATCAAAACGATCATGGGCATAGTATCCGGGTTATGCTCTGCCGTCGTAGCACCTTATCACATTATCCGCTCGGACAGTAAAGAGATCGAAACGTACGGCTAAGATTGGAGAATATATGTCGATTACCTTAACCTTGGATGAAATTGTCGCCCGGACAATATGCGTCAATCTCATCAATTCAATCCGGTATCACGTTCACCGGATCAAGCAATGCCAAGAAGCACAGTCCGTATTGGGTGAGGCTCGGGACGATGAATCGCAACAGGACGCGGAGAAGATCAAACAAATCATCGACCGTTCGCGGGGCCGCCTAACCAAATTATTGGATGCACTTGTACTGATAGACGGTCAAACCAACGCGGCCGATAATGTACCCTGTCCTCTTGCTTCCGATATCAAGGTGGATATGTCAAGCGCCATAGCGGAGGCGGGACAAGCACTATGAGTAAGATTTCCGGGGGGCCGACGGCCGCGGACACACAACACGCCCTGCATCCATGGAGTCCGCACCGTATTCACCACGCTTTCACAACGGGAACGGTCTCCCGGAATCTTTATATCGTTTTGAGCATTGCTTTCGCGATCCGCTTGGCCATCGCCCTGATGCCCGCCGCATGGCTCGATGGCTTTATCTGCGACGACGCCTATTACTATTTCTCAATTGCCAATACCATGCAGGGCGGCATATTCCCCAGCGCCGACGGGGGGATCACGCAGACAAACGGATTTCATCCTCTGTGGTTGGCTCTGATTTCGCCGTTCTGGATATTCGGCGGCGGGTGGTTGCCGATCCGTTTGACGATGATTACCGCCGCCCTGCTTGATACGGTCGCCGGGTTCATGCTATTCCGGTTGACCAACAAACTGTACGGCGTCCGAGTGGCGATGATTTTGGCGGGGGTCTATCTATTCAACCCGATGTCGATTATCCAGACAATGTCCGGGCTGGAAACGCCGCTCAATTCCCTGCTCATCGTCCTGCTTTTGGCGGTGGTCTATGACCGATAAGAAGATGGTCGCTCTTGGTATCATCGGCGGGCTTGCACTATTGGCCCGGACGGACAATATCTTCCTTGTAGCCGCTGCTTTCCTATGGGTGTTTGCCGACCGCAAGCGCATTTCATGGACAGCTATCGGATGGAGCGCCGCCGTCATCGCCCCATGGCTGGCCTTCAATCTGATTACCTTTGGGACGGTAGTACAATCGAGCGCCAACGCATACCCTTGGATATTGCATCAGGAATTCCAAGGGGATTACCTTCTCAAATATCTATCTATGACCATCACCGAATGGAATATGCTTGGCACTTATTTCGGAAGCCCGGTTCTTCTGGCTATCTTGCTGATTGGATTGTGGTTTACCACCCGCCGGTCATGGACATTGCTATGGCCCGTCGTTGCGATAGTGGCCATGCTGGCCTTCCATACCTATATCCGATGGTTCCCGCGCCCATGGTATCAGCAATCGGCGTTCATCGTCATTCTGATTTTGTCGGGCGAATTAGTTTGGGGTTTACGTCGTCAATTTCTCATGGCGGTTGGTACGGTATTTCTGGCCTGCTTCATCTTCACCATTACCGCGACGGGTGGCGTCGTCGATGGATGGAAAAAGCAAACCCGCGAACGGGTCGCCGTCCAGATGGTGCGGCAATATGTACCGGCCGGTGATACGATTGGCGCATGGAATAGCGGATACCTGATGTACTGGATTGGCGACCGGAATCCCTGCATCAATCTGGACGGCCTGGCCAACAATGAAGTGATGGCCCACTATAAAGACCGGACGATAGGTATATATCTACGGGCGCATAACGTCAAATGGATTGCCGACGCGCCGTCATATTTTCGGTGGACGTTCGGCCGCTATTTCGACGGCGGGATTGAGGGGTATATAGGCCAGGCTTATGCGGCGGACAATATCGGGCTGCCCGGCAATTCGATGTGGCTGGCGGAAGTGAAGGGGAGGTAATGGAACCCATTGTCGAATACTGGCCCACCTGTGCTTGTTGGGTGCGTGCAAAGAACAAGTATGGATACCATTTCCGCCGCAATCATCGTAAGACCGATGGGGCGATTAGGGAACGGTGGAATGTCCACACGACGGAAGCCTGCCCGTACTGCGAACAGGGGGCCAGCATCCATACTGTCAATTTTGACGGAAAAGAGGTGACTCAATATGCCGGATATTAACCCCCGCACCCGCGTGTACGTCGCCGGTGCCTATCAAGGCGCGACGGTACTGGAAACGCTGGACAACATGCGCATCGGCATGAAGGCCGCCAAAGACCTGTTGCGGCAGGGGTATGCGCCCTATTGCCCCTGGCTGGATTATCAATACCAGTTGATGCTGGCCGACGGCGAAACGCTGACGACGCAGGACTTCTATGATTATTCATTGTCGTGGTTGGCGGTGTCCGATGCGATGATGATAGTTGACAATCCGCGCAATGAGCAATCGAAAGGGTTGAGGGGAGAAATCGCTTTCGCGGCGGCGCATGATATACCGATCACGCTCCAATATGGCGATTTTACTTTTACGCCGATAGGTGGGGATATATTGCCAACCGCCGGGGGATATGTGGGTGCACCGGAATGGATTCAGGATATTGTCAAAGCCGCCCGGACGGTCAAGGGAAGAGGTGGGCCGATCAAAGCAAGGCGCAAGGATGAATTGTGTGTTGATATACACATCAGCGATGATGAAGTGCGGCGACATATCGAAAAGGTTCTCACTGAGGCCCGGGATGATCCTATACTCAAATCTTTCGCACGATTCGATTTCAAATGTGACGCCATTATATCTGCCCGCAGCAAATCGCACAACGTCGGCACGTCCCCCGAAAACGCCAACACCATCGCCGGTATTCTTGACCCCGCCACGTCATATCTCGGCCATCATCAGGAATGTACCGAACGGCTTCATTCGGCCATCCGGCGGGGTGCGCCGGTTGACGAGTTGGTCGAACTGGCCTGTGATGCCGTCAACTATCTGCGGTTTTATGGAGCAAAGAAGATGGAGGGGAAAACATGAATTGGCCTGATATGATGAACGGTTTTTTTGAGGCTACCGGCGGCTTCTTTATTCTGACTTCGATAATCAAATTGTACCGACAAAAGATGGTGCGCGGCGTTTCTTGGATTCACGCCGGGTTCTTTGCCGGATGGGGATACTGGAATCTCTATTACTATCCCCACCTTGACCAATGGCTTTCATTTACGGGCGGTCTCATCATCGTCACAGCAAATACCGTATGGCTTGGCCAGTTGATTTGGTACACGGTCAAGGAAAAGGTGTAACCGATGAGCGGCCACCCCTGGAAAGATGCCGAAATCCAATGGATGCGCGACCAGATTGCCGCCGGACGCAACCCGCGCGATTTCCATGCTGACTTTAATAAACAGTTCCCACCCCGGCCCTTTCAGGCCATCATCAGTAAGCTATCCCGCGAACAAATCAGCTATATGGGGACGGGCGCAACACCGGATTCTGAAAACTTCGACCAGACGGTCATGCAGGATCAGGCAATACACGACCTTCGCCGCCGGTTGCAAAGCGCCACCGCGCGGTACGAGGCCGCTTTACGGGATCTGAATATCCAAGAAAAGCTGATCCAATTCGGCCGGGATTCGATAGGCAGTCTTCCCATTGTCGAAAAACCCACCCCGCCGGCACCGGACAAGAACGTGACGACCGAAAGCGCCGTCCTGTTACTGTCCGATCTTCATATTGGGGAGGTTATCCGGTCGGCCGAAATGCGGGGCCTGAACGAATACAACGTCGATATCTGTAACCGGCGGATAAAGCACCTGTCGAACGTCAGTCGGGATCTTCTGACCTATAAGCTCCGGGGCTATCGGTTCGACAAACTCAACATCCTCTTGCTTGGCGATATCGTCTCCGGGTATATCCATGATGAGCTTGCCGAAACGGGTGAGGGGAACATCATGGACTGGACGATCAACGGCGCCTATATGCTGGCCCAGCTTATCCGTGATTACCTGGCGGTCGTTCCGGCGGTCAATATCATCGGCGTAGTCGGCAATCATGGCCGGGTGCGCAGCGGGCCAGTCCGGTTCAAGGAACGGTACGTCAATTGGGATTTCGTCACCTATCAGTATATGTCCCAATTCCTGCGAGACGAGATCAGGGCCGGACGGGTCGTCTGCAAATTTCCACAATCATTCTGGACGGTCGAAAAGATCGGCGGCTGGAATTGGCTGATCCTGCATGGCGACAATATCAAATCGTGGGCTGGCATTCCCTGGTACGGGATTACCAGGTCGATCCACCGGCTCAAGGAAGTGGTGGCGATGCAACAGGATTTCATCAACTATGTTGCCATCGGCCATTTCCATAGTCTTGGCACGCTGGATATGATGCGCGGGAAGATGCTGATAAACGGGTCGGTCATGGGCGGCGATGAATACAGCCTCGGGAAGTTATACACGACGTCGGCGGCGCGACAGGTTTTCTGCGGCCTGCACCCGCGGACGGGAATCACCTGGGAATATAACCTAACTCTGCAGGACGCCGAGAAGACGGTGAAGGCGGGGTTCAAGACGGCTGACTTGTCGGAGCAGTCGATGGGAGAATTAGATATATGAGATTCGAAGAAATCAAAGCCAAATTGGCCCTGAACGAGGCCGAATATTCCATCAGGGATATCAGCCATGAGGTGTGGCGGGAGTATGAACACGGCGGGGTCGTGTTCCGAATCAACTGCCCGATTGCCCTGATTATCCGTAAGGGCGGGACCACCCACCGGGTCGTTGATGTTGCGAACGTCTCGCATTGCCATCCGCAACCCGGAAACGGTTGCGCGCTCCGATGGTTTAATGGAGATCAAGTGAACCCGGTCAAATTCTGACAATCCCCTTCTCCCCAGCCCCGCCGGTTACTACCCGCCGGCGGGGTTTTTTATTGACATCGGATCGGCCCATGCAGATATTCCAGTCGCTTCCTTGCCCTCCACGGGGCGGGGTTGCACTCCCGCCCGGCTGGACCAAGGTTCGCCGGGCGGTTTAATATATAAAGGACAGGTAAAGGATACATAAAGCCTTTACATATATTTCAACTTTTATATCCCCGGACTTACTAATCTGTAATAGGTTACAAGGAATCGCCAACCGAAAGTTTATCGACCTTTTTATATAAAGTAATTTACCGTCCGGTCGATATAGAGAATGAGTGCAACTTTAACCGTGGGGCCTCTATATGTCTATCTTGTCGAACATGGTCGATTTCGAGGGCTGGTTGCGTGACGAATCAGCCGCCTTTGATCGTCAGGCCAACCGCAAAGACCTGTCCCGGTCAGCCCAGATGTATAGTCATGGAGTAAGCCAAGCATATTCTGCCGCACGGAGGAAACTTTGGCTGGAAGTATTTGACCGACCTGTTCCGAAAGATTTAATAAAAGACTTGACGGCAGGTGTTTAACAATGTATTTTGTTGGTGGTTAAGGTAATCGTTCTTTCACAACAAAAAGACTCAATCCCCAAATCCCCCGGCGCAATTGTCTATGAACGGTTGCCTTAACCACCGGGGGATGCGGGGTGTGGTGAATGAAAAATGAAAGAAATTGTTGTTTCCCGCAAAATCGCTGGCCCTAAGATGTTGGTGGACGATGATATTTATGAGAAGATGCTCTGTTTGGGGCCGTGGTATAAACGGCCCAATAAAACGAATATATATGCCGCCAAGAAACTTACGAGAGGATTAGCCATCCTCGCCCATCGCCAAGCGGGCGTGCTTTATGGTATCTTGAAATCCCTCGACGACCCCCATCAAATCGACCATATAAATCATAATGGATTAGATAATCGTAGGGTCAATCTTCGGGCAGTAGAAAACAGAGATAACGCTCGCAACCGTATTAAAAATCCTGGGTTAACCTCTAAATTCCGAGGCGTATCACGACATCGGCGTGGTCGAAAATGGTCGGCCGCAATTACCTATGATGGAAAACATCATCATCTTGGACGCTTCGATAACGAGATTGATGCCGCAAAAGCATTTGATGCCGTTGCTCGCCAATTGGGATATGTTGAATTTTCATTAAATTTCCCCGGTGAAATCGAGAACAATCACTTGGAACGAAAACCCTTTGACCAGGGCCAAGATTCTCGTAATAGACGGAAAAGAGAGGGGGGAACCTCAAAATACAAAGGGGTCTCTTGGAATCGGAAAAATCATGGATGGATGGTAAGGATATGTTTTCACGGGGACCGTATATATCTTGGGTGTTTTAATGATGAGACGGAAGCGGGTAGAGCATTTGATTCCGCCGCCAGAAAATTAGGTTACTCGGAATCCTCCCTTAATTTCACGGCGTAAGCTCTGGCAGGAGGTTTTCAATCAGCCGGTGCCGGATGACTTGTTTAACGCGGTCATGCCCCGCCAATAGGCCAAATCCGGCCGGAAACGGGGCAAATTGGAAGAAAAAACGGGGGACGGGTGATTGTGGCCTGAACCCCGTTCGGCCCGTAGCGGCCCCCGTAAGCGGTCGGATATAATGAACGCGCGCGTTGCAAGAACCTTGCCAACTACGCATTATTTATTTTGCTTATTTCGTGGATTTTTATTAGTTTGTCCTTGACAATAATAACAACCGAGGCTATCTTCCGAGTAGAAAGGACAGGTGAAAATATGGAAGACTCAAAAGATTTGGTAGCGATAAAGCGATACAAGGTCGCATCTCATGGACTTCGGGGGCGGGCTGTTGCTTTGCCACGGATTTGGCTCGATAACCTTGGCCTCAAGCTCGGTGATACCTTGGTTATTTACCAACGGCCCGGCTCCGATGATCTGATCGTGCGGCCCGAAAGAAAGCAATAACCAGGGGCCGTATTACGCAGCTCCCTGAATAACGATTGGAGGCTCTTATGTCCATGTCCGACGACAAGCAAGACCCCGTAGTGGGGAAGATCGAGCAGTTGACGGAGCAACCGATGATCGGTATTGACCCCGGCAAAAAACCGCCGACCCTCATTGTTCTACCGCACGATTACTGTGCCTATTGTGGTCAAACACCGGTTCCCATTCCTCAACCAGTCATCTCCGCCGCGCTCCTTGCCGAACGGTGCAAGAAAGCGGTGCCGGAGAAGATGACGGTCAATGAAGCGAGGGAAGAAATTGAACAGATTTTCCAACACCGTCGGAACAATCTGAGTTGGTGTCAAGAAATTGATAAGAAACTATGGGGGCGTATCAAATCACTCCAAATGCTCATCGCCTCCGCCCCCCTTTCCGACACGCTCCGAGACGCCAAGAAAGACGCGCAGGCGGAAAGCGAGGCGGACCATGCCTAGCCCAACACCCGCCGTTATCAGGGCGGCGGAGAAGATTCATCAAATGTACGTTGCCCTTGAGGGTGACGATGAGGGGATCGCCCAAAGAGACAAGATCGAAATAGCTGAGTTCATCGAGGCGGAAACGGGGCTGGGGGAACTGGTGGAGACATTCAATAGAGCCTTTTGTTTTGATACTGATGACGAAAGAAGTAAAAATCCAGAAAACGGGCCATTTATGGTAATCAGGGTTTCCGATTGGGAGGCCATCCGCGCCCTCCTATCGCAAATCGAGGGGGTGGAGTGATGAATAGTAAAGTCGAATCGCATAAGTGTCCCCATTGCCATAAGGATTGGGAAGTCACGCTCGAATACAATAGCCAAGGGGTAATAAAGCCACAGTTGGTCTGTTGTGGGTATCCCGATGATAACGAGGCGGTCAATCAGGGTTGTCTTGAGTATTTCGTGGTGCAAGGGATGGTAGAGACACTTCTCTATACGTCTATTACTCCGATCCCCAAACTGTCTGATGCCCTTAAGCGGAACGGCAACAGCACCCCCGTGGCCGTGGAGGGGGGGAAGTGATGAATATACCGTGGCATAAACACGACATGGAAAAATTGACGCTTTGTGATCCCGATGGGAAAGCGGTTGCTCTTTTCAAAACCGATGAAGATATGGACTTGGCCCTTAACGCGGTCAACCTGCATAAACAATTAGTGGGAGCGGTAAGCGATTTGTTGTCCTTAAACCCAAACAGGTACTATGAAGGTTTGGACAAGGACGTTTACGAAAGCCGACAGATCATTATCAATGCCGCCCGCGCCCTTCTCGCCGAGGCCGAAAAGGAGGGGGTATGAGCGACCAAGCGAAACGAGCGGTAACAAGAGTGGGAGATTACATCATATCAAATCCGCTAATCGGTATCGAAGTTACACCAAAAGATGCAGAGGCGTTACGCGCCATCATCGACGATGAGTATTCTGGAGTATTGGCTAACGCACGGGAAGACCATGACCAGATGATTCGGTTAGAAGAACGTCTCAAAATGGAAACTGCCGCACACGAAGCGACTAAAGCAAGACTTACAGAAGTATGTCTTGACCTTGAAAAATTGGAAATCGAAACGGGGAGGCAGTGATGAACCTCAACGGCTATGAGTATTTCCCTGTTGACCCCAAGAGCCAACCGATCAGCCATGCCGCCGGATACAAATACTGGTTCTACGGTTTCCGGGGCAATCAGATATTTGCCCTTCACAAGGCGCACCTGCACCATGAAATCAACCGCGACAAACAGGCCGCACAAAAGGCCGGTGACCTGGCCCAGGATGCCGCGTCCGACGGATTTGAAACAAAGAAACCCAATATCGTAGAGGTATAGCTATGCAAACCGAAAAACCTACCAAAGACCAGATCATCGAATTGATTGGTCAACTGGAAACGATGCCTGCCGAAATCGCAGCGTTACGCGAGGAAGCAAATCACAAGGCGGAAATCGCTGACCTGAAAGAAAGCCTTGCCCGGATACGCTTTGATGCGATTCAAGTGGCCGGAACAATCGTCAACGAAGACACGGGCAAAAAGGCGTACCCGAACGCCGAAAGTCGGGAAGCGTTCGCGGCAGAACAACTCGACCACGATCATGAATACAAAGGTCTGAATGCCGAACTATCCCGCCTCGAATCCGCCGCCATGAACGCCGCTATCAAGCTCGACGCGGCCGAGAAAGTGTTCTCCGCCAAGAAGTACGCCCTCTCTGCGCTAACTGAAATATTGAGGGGGGAGAATAGCGAAAAGGTGATAGCGTATGACATCCGAAATTCACGATTGGAAATGGCCCATGCCTGGAATAACGAATTGGTGGGCATTCTTACCACAACCCTCGAAACCCTGAAAAAGTCAAACCAAGAATTGTTATAAACAGGAGGCATAACCATGTCCAAGAAAGAAGAAATCTCAACCGCTCTGACCGTTATCGAAAACGATACGAGCCTGACCGAAGTACAGAAGAACACCATCATCGCCGCCATGAACGAAACCTATGGCGACATGATGGCGGGTATTGAACCGCGTCTGCCGAAGATCAAAATCGGCGGATCTGGCGCAAATGTCTGGCTGGTCGGGGCCGAAGGTCAACCGGAAAAGTCCATTGTCGCTGTGATCCTGGCTGAAGTCAAGGCATACGCCTACTGGCATCGGCGGGACATTGCTCTCAACCCGATCTTCCTCAAAGACCTTGACCCGGATTTTAATGAGGCTATCCCGCTCTGTCATTCGATGGACGGTATCAACGGATCGCGGGTAGAGGAAAACATCGACCTGAACGAACGGATGATCCGGTGTTTCGGCCGGTGTTCGGCCTGCTATCTCAATACCTATGGTTCCGGGGTCGGACAAGACGGCAAGCCAACCAAAGGCAAAGCCTGTAAGAACGGCCGTCGCTTGCTGGTTATGCCTCGCGGTGCCCAAATCCCTCACCTGTTGACGCTTCCGCCGACCAGCACCAAGGCATTCGATGAATACACGGTCGGGCTTCGCAATAAGGGTATGGCTTGGTTCCAGGTCTGGACGACCTTTGCCCTTGACCTGCAATCAAAAGACGGTGGTATCAAGTATTCGGTCGCCAATCTCTCCATAGAATCGCCGCTTTCACCGAAAGACCAGATTCCGGTTCTGGCTTTCCGTGACCAGTTCAAAACGGCGGTCAAGGGCGATATCACGCAAGACGAGTTCACGGGTGAAGAACAAGCTCCCGTCGATCCCAATCGCGTACCGGATGCCGACGAGAATGGAACGCCGTTCTGATGAAATACATAATTTTAGACACCGAAACCACCGGGACCGACCCGGTGCGCAACGGCATCATCCAGTTGTCGGGGAATATCATTATCCCCACAAAGGATCATGAAGTCGTGTTTATCGACGAGCCGTTCGACCTGAAGATGCAACCATTCCCGGCGGACATCATCGAAGATTCGGCTTTGGCCGTTACGGGCACGACCCGCGAAGAACTGGCGACCCGAATGCTCTGCTTTGATGGCTATAAGGAATTTACCCGGCTCCTCGGTCGCCATATCAGCAAATTCGACCGCTCCGACAAGGCTTTCATGGTCGGCTACAACATAGGCTTCGATGATTCGTTTCTGCGGCAATGGTTCCAAAAGGCCGGGGACAGGTATTTCGGTTCATGGTTCTGGTGGCCGCCGATCGACGTGGCTGTCCTGGCAGCGATGAAACTCCGGGACCGGCGCGCCGAACTGCCCGACTTCAAGCAGGGCACCGTCGCCAAGGCATTGGGTATCGAGGTCGATGAGACCCGGCAGCATAATGCGCTCTATGACGTCAACATCTGTCGGCAGATATACAACGTCTGTACGGGGGAGGCTCTATGACCGACAAGCTACCCCAGGGCGCGGTTGAGGCGGCGGGGGAAATAAGAATGCGGCTAAGCGATTTAGGGTATCCCTTAATTTCGCCTTGCCATATTGACCAAATCGCCACCATCATCGCCGGGAAGGTGCGGCCGATTACCGACGCTTGGGACAACATACACAATCTTGACAACCCGGAAGAAGTCGAACCGTTACGCATCGCCATCAAATCATGGCAGGGTGAAAAATGACCCGCGACATGGTTCGTGTTCGCCCCGCCTATCGCCCCTCGCCCTGGGTGATCGCGGTCTGCGTCATCGTGGGCTATGGGGTGCTGTTATTGACCGGGGCGTGGGGTAGAGGATTTTGGCCGTTTGGAGGATAGGATGATTAACAGAAAATACTGTATCGGTTGTCGAGATAATTTCTATAACGGGAACAATGATCTCGGAGTCAAGGAATGTTGGTCGCGTGATTCCGGGAAAATCATCTGGCGTAAACCCGTCAGGATGGATGAACGTCCACCTTGGACTGCAAAGTCTGTCAGACTCCCTGACTGTTATAGAAAACAAGGTTTCGTTTTCGTGAAACCGTCACAGAGGTATTAAGTATGAATCATACTGAAACACCGTGGGAGAGTAAAGAGTCATCGGTCGTAAAAGACGATAAGATTATCGCCTTGGTTTATTCTGAAGACGATGATAAGCACCGATGGTATTGGGAATGTGGGACGGCCAATCGAGATTTCATCGTCCATGCCGTCAACCAACATGATGAGACAATCCGAATCCTAAAAATCATCGAAGCCGAAATACCGGGATGGCGTGAGGTTGTAGCCGAAATAGATGATTTGGCGAAATCGGAATCATTGGGTAAGGCCATGTGGGTTACGCTTGACCAAATGGATGGAGCCTTGAAATTCATCCACACCCTACTCGCCAAGGAGGGATTATGACTGTTAGTGAATTGCGGAAAATACTTGAAAACCATTCCAGCGACATGGAAATCAAGTTTGGGGTATTTGGCGAAGAAGTTGAGTGCAATCCCGAAATTTACAAAACAACAGACGGGTTCCTGCTCATCGACATCGAACCAGAAAACGCGGGTTAGCCGGTCGCACCGGCAAACCCTCTACGAGGCCGGGTCGGTGAGACATGGGCCGGCCCGGCAAAAGCTCTGTGACAAATTCAAGACTCGACCGGACGGGTAAAAAGTGCCCGTGGTTGGATGGCGTGGCGAGATAGGTGCCGGGTGGGGAATCCGGCCCGGTCGAGGAAAGCATGGAATCGCCCGTGGTAGACAAAAAGCCAAAAGGCGGGGAGTAGCGGTCCCCTGGATTAAGAGGTGTCGAGTCCTCAGCCGTCAGCGCGAAAACACAGGCGATTCCAAAAGCATGGGCCGTTCGTGCCTCAAAAGAGGTCGGAATGCGCGCGCAGAGCGGGGTTCGATTCCCCGCCGAACGGCCCTAAAGATACGGTGCCCGTCGTCTAAATAAGGACACTTATCATGTGAAATGTGGGAGGAGACCCACCGGGCACTACAAAACCTTCGCCGCGTATCGGAGTGAACACGGCGTAGGCACACACAGCCGGGGTGACGATGTTTGGGATTCGTCGCCCCGGTAGAAAACGGAGAGAGTGATGAAAAGAACTTTTGCAAAACAGATTTTCGTTGATGCTGACAATAATATAACGACCGATCTTTCAACATGGGCCGAAGCCAGCGATGACGGGGCACCTTTCGATGTTGCCGTCTATGAACTCAAAAGAACAACCCGCGTCAAAATCTGTACGGTTATCGAGGAAATTCCGTTAAGGAAATTGGGTAAGAAATAATCCCCCGTCCACCATGAAGGGAATCAGGGACGATATGGAACGAGTAGACGAAAAGAAATTGACTGAGGCCGATCTACAACTGGCAATTCATCATTACCGAGCCTGTATTCAGGCATTCCCGATAATCCTGACCAACATCTATTTCTGGTATTGGGAATCGGATGCGATCTACATCACGGCCGACGGCTACGTGCAAGAATTTGAGTGCAAAATAAGCCATTCAGACTTTTTAGCCGACGCTAAAAAAGAAACAAAACACGTCCACATGGCGAACGGTAGAGGGCCATCCCATTTTTGGTATGTCTGCCCACCCGGTATTATTCCCGTTGATGAAGTGCCTGAACACGCGGGATTGTTCTACACTCACCAACCGAAACCGTGTCCATATAGCGAAGAAACGCGCCCCTTGACTTTACAGATGATAAAGAAAGCTCCACGCATAAAATCCGAACCAATACGGGAAAATAAATGGCGGGAACTACTCTCAAAGGCGTGCGTTCGCTATTGGGATGTGCGGAAAAGACGTGACCTATGACCCAAAAGCAACGCATATTCGACCGCCTCATGCCCGCCGATAGAAAAATGCCCGGTCATTGGGTGTCCATGCGCGACCTGAATGCCATCTGTTTCCGGTACGGCGCAAGACTCTATGATCTACGGCGTGATGGATACGAGTTTGAGGAATACCGAAATCATGATGGCGAATGGTTTTATAGAGTGACGAGCTTTCCTCCTTGCAATGGTGAATCTGTCTCTTGTGTTACACCTCCTTCCTCTGTATCGGATGCCCGCAGCAACTCCGGGGTCGGCCCCAAAACCGATCCCGGAGATTTAAAGTTGACCTTCAGGGGGATTGAATGAAAGCCTGTAATATCTCACCATACGTCGATAAACCCGTCACGGTCATATTCCACGACGGACAAACAATTAACGCGATCATCGCCAACGTCATGCCCCATACGATTTATGATTCTGTCGCCGTTTTGGAAATCGGTATCAAAAACAAACATCGGCATAATCGGATTTATTGTCCGGTGTCTACCATTGCAGAAATATGCACAATCAATACGGATGAAACAATAGATGACACCCTTTAACGAAAGGAGCCTCCGCCGGTTAGTCTCGTTTCACTTATGGGTCGCTATTCAAGCATCCCCCGGTGCCTTGATCGCCGGGGGATAATTTAGGAGGCAAGGTTACGACATGATAGACAAAAAGACCTATGGCCGGTTATGGCGGGAAGCAAACAAGGAACGTATTCGCCAACGATCACGGTTTTGGCGACAACAACGATTAGCCTCTATGACACCGGAGCAGTTAGCGGCGGAAAAGGAAAAACGACGGATATACCAAAAGGCATACCACCATCGGAAACAGATTGAGAAGACAATTAAAGAAAAGGCATACCGCGCACAGTTCAAATTCAAACGGGTTAGGAAGTGCATGACGTTCTATCAAGAACGCGGCCGTCGTCAAGACGTGCTCCACCGCTCCCACCTTCTCGCCGCGACAGACGGCAAGCTCGAACGGCTACTCAAGGACATTATCACCGGCAACCGGCTATTCGTGGGTGGGGCGTGATGGAACTGGACGAAATCAAACGGCACCTTAAAGACCAGGGCGTGACTTTTTTCCATGAGGAAGATGCCGGGATAATCATAAACGCCGACTGCCTCGACATCCTCCCCAAAATCCCGGCGGGGGCGATTGATCTTTGTCTCACTGATCCGCCGTATCCGGGGTTTAATAACGATCATGGGCGGGATTGGAATAATGATTTCGATATAACGAAACTTGGATTTGACGAAATCCAGCAATTCATATTTTGGCCGATTAAATCAGAATTTCCATTGTCATGGACGGGAAAACACGTTTGGCATAAACCTAACGGCCAATCCGAATACCATTACGAATATATATACGAGCGATTCGGCAATAAACCTTGCCGCGTATTTCGAATACCAATCATAAATTATCAAACCTTACCCGAATGGACACCCCATCCTACACAGAAACCGCTTGCGCTGATTAAGAAATTGGTAAATTTGACAAAGGGCAATCTCATCCTCGACCCCTTCCTCGGCTCTGGGACAACGGCGGTGGCCTGTAAAGAATTGGGTAGGAAATTTATCGGAATTGAGATATGCGAGGCTTACTGTAAAATCGCAGTGGACAGATTGCGTCAGGAGGTATTGTTCAAATGACTTGGGAATATATAGCGGGATTCTTTGATGGTGAAGGCAATATCAATATCCAAACACGGGCGGGCCGCAGGAAATGTGCAAGGCTTAATATATCCCAAAACGACAGGACGGTATTAGAAGAAATATGCCTGTTTCTAAAAGATCGGGACATTGATGCGAGAATATACCACCTTGAACCGGATGCCAACTTCCGACGCCCCAATATAAAATGGTATATCCAAATCGCGTCCGCCGGTTCGGTGAAACGATTTTTAGAAGGGGTAATCGAATACCTGATTGTCAAGCGCACCCTCGCCGATGAAGCTCTTGCACTTGATTATTCCATCAGGCGCACAAAATTCAGCGACAAAGAAATGGAAGAATTTAGGTTGTTCCGATCTAATGGCATGACGCTATCCGCTATTGGCCGCAAGATGGGGCGCGACAATTCCTTTTTGAGTAGATTGGATAGGGGATTATGCGGCAGAAGGTAATCGCGGTTGACCGCCTGCGGCAGGGGGTGTTGGGATTATGACAACGGGAACCTGGCCTTTTCTTTTGGGGGCATAGAAAGTGACAAAGCGGCTAAAAAAGGACTTGACAGCAATCCAGCCGAATGGTATTATTCAGCATGGTTGGATCGTACGTGCTTTTATCTTTGACTATAATTTTGCGGCTCCCCTGTGTCGTCTTCACGATGGCACATACGGTCCAACCAACCGGGGGGGCCGCATTCTATTTTTGGTATCCGGGAAATCAACAAGGGCGGCATTCCCGACGACACCAGGGAAGGTGCGGCTATGCCTTTTGTGAAGATTTGGACAACAGTTAAACAGGATGCTTGGTTTTTAGGGCTTTCATGTTTGGAGCGGGGGGTATGGTTACAGTTTATGATCGAGGCAAAAGAAGGGGAAAAATGCGGCAAAATTGGAACATTTTTCCAGCATTCTTGCGCCACCCTTGCATCCAATCTAGGTTGTGATGCGCGTACCGTCCGCAAAGTTGCGGCAAAAATGCAGGCAGATGGGAAGATTATTTATACTGAGAATGAAAACGGTACACTTACCATAGAAATAGTTAACTACCAGTATTGGCAAGACCTTAAGCGTGATAGGGATAATAATAAAACACAAGAACATCATACAAAAATGCGGCATAAATGCGGCATAAATCCGCCAGATAGAGAAGAAAACGAAATTGAAATCGAGATTCCACCCGCGCCAGAAAATCCGACCGTTCAAAAACCAACCCCACCCAAACCCGGACACACCTTGTCCGATATTGGCATAATGCTCAAGGCGATTGGGTACATGGCCCGGCGATCCCCAAAACTGGAAACCGACCTGGCTGTAAACGTCGGGAATCTACGGAAGCGTTTAGAGGATTGGAGTGATTCGGCTGGGGGTATGAGATGGACTATGTTCAAGATCGGATGTTACTACGAGCAGTTTTTTGCCAAGGATACCAACGGCGCCGACCCGCTTGAGGATATACGCCTGCCGATGAACTATCTCTATACGCTGATTTTCCCAGACCACGATAAGGGCCAACAGACCGGGATGGAATCGCCGTCCGGGATAGCCTTCCGAGATGAATACACGGTCGATTATTGGGCGCAAACCTTTATGCCGGAGATGTTCAAGTGACCGACCGCCAACCCCCCCATAGCCAAGACGCGGAACAGGCCGCATTGGGCGCCATGCTTTTGGTTGGGAATGAGGCCATAGGCCCGGTGTTGGAAATCCTCCACGGGGAATCCGATTTTTACGGTTCCGCCCACCGGAAAATATATGCGGCAATAATCCAGCTCTACAAGAAAACGACGCCGGCCGATATTACGACCGTTTCGAGCGAACTGGAACGGACGGGCGACCTGGCTGACTGCGGGGGCCGGGCGTACCTGGCCGGCCTGGCCTCGGGCGTGGCAACTGCGGCGAACGCCGAATACTACGCGAACATCATCATGGAAAAGGCGCAACTCCGCCGGGCAATCGAACAAATGTCTGACATCGTGAACCAATGCTATCGGCAGGAAAAGGAACCGTCAGAGATATTGGACGAGGCCGAACAGCGGATATTTGAGATCACGGCCAGGCGGGACCGGCAGACCTTCCGGTCGATATACGATATGATTCCTGACTTGGTTCAGGAAATATCGGTCCGCCAGGAAGCCGGTGGGGGGCTGGTTGGTGAAACTACCGGATATAAAGACCTGGACCGTATGCTTGGGGGGTTGGCTGGCGGAAATTTGTACCTACTTGCTGGTCGGCCGTCAATGGGTAAGTCCGCCTATGCCGTGAATATATCCGAACGGACGGCGAAGGCATCTGGTAAAGTGGTGCCGTTTTTCAGCCTTGAAATGACTGGTCAGAATCTGGCGCTCCGGGCATTCGCCGGTCATGCTGGCATGAATCCCAAAATGGTCGGTCAAGGACGGTTGAATGATGATGACTGGCGGCGCCTGATGGATACGGCCGGGTATTGGGAAGATGTGCGGGTGCTGATTGATCCGACGGCTTTTATCACGCCGATGGGAATACGGTCTAAGCTCCGCCAGTTGGCATCAAAGTATGAACTCGGCCTGGTGGTGGTTGATTATCTCCAACTGATGGACGCGGATAGCCGACATGAAAACCGAAATCAAACCGTAACCGATATCAGCCGCCGATTGAAGGCTATCTCCAAGGAATTTGACGTCCCGGTCCTGGCTCTGTCGCAGTTGAGTCGGGCGGTGGAAATACGTGGCGGGACGCGTAAGCCCCAACTATCCGACCTACGAGAATCCGGTGCATTGGAGCAGGATGCCGATGTCGTGATGTTCATTCACCGTGAAGAATACTATCTGAGAGATGCCCAACCGGACGACCCGAAATTGATTGAAGCGAAGGGCAAGGCGGAAGTGATTATCGCCAAACAGCGCAACGGATCAACCGGGTCGGTTTGGTTGCGATGGGATGATGAGCGGGTCCGGTTTGAAGATTTGGAAATGAGACGAGGGCCGATAGAAAGGGATATAGCATTTTGAACGACTGGACAAAATTGGGTGATGTGATCGCGGTTCTGATGGCTGAGATCAAGGCTACCGGGCGGACAATGGTGCCGCCGGAGAAGCCCATAGCCCGCCTGACCGGGAAAGAGGATTGATGGCTTTCCCCAAACAACTCCGCCGCAACCGCACGACGAACAAGTACGGCAACCGGAAGGTGCAGCTTACTCCGGGGGGCCGGTGGTATGATTCCAAGCTTGAGGCTGATTATCGACGGGTGCTTGACCTGATGGTCGCCGCCGGGGAAATATCCGACTTGGTTGAACAGCCGCAGACATACCTGACCGATGCGCAGATAGCGTACCGGCCGGACTTTTGTTTTACGGATGAGGCAACGGGGGAGAAGGTCTTTGTGGAGTGCAAGGGATTGGAAACCAGGGACTACCTTCTCAAACTGAAACTTTGGATGGTGTACGGGCCGGGTCCGCTTTGGATAGTCAAGCGGGAGCGCAAGGACGCGGTTCCGTCGATTGTGCGTAAGGTGATACCGAAAATGATTAACCCGTCCGGCCAACCACCGGCCGGGGAGTGAAAGGATAATATGGCGCGGTCGTATGAACATGACAAACTATCCGAAATGGCTTTAGTTTGGCTTGGTGCAAAGGTGACGGGTCGGGGTATGCGCGGAGCGACAGAGGTTATCCTTGGAAATGGATATGTCGCTGATGCCGTTGCTATATGCTCGCTTCAGATGCGATTCTACCATGAATTTCTACAACTCAAACCGATCATTTGTACCGCCGGACATATCACCGCCGAACAACAAGCCGAATTATCGTCCCGTGTAGAGGATGATTTTATCTTCGTGTTTGAATCGAAGGTGAGCCGTTCGGATTTTCTTGCGACCTTCAAGACCAATGGTACACGACACGAACCCATAGGCAATATCCATTTTCTCGTATCACCCAAAGACCTCTGCGTTGATGAATTGCCGGACTGGTGGGGGTGGCTCATACCGGCCGGAAACGGATTGACGATAAAGAAAATGCCGCGCTATATCAGACAATCAAATTCGACTCGTGACTCGATTGCTCATTCGCTTTTATGGCGGATACCGAATTACGAATGGGAATTGATGTACGGTCGCGGTAAATATCTCACCCCAACCGGGGCGAAAGGAGAGGCGGAATGACGGTTAAGGTGCGTTGTAAGGATTGTGCGGCATTTCATGTCGGTAAAGATGCGATGAGTTTTGCGGTATTTGAATGCCGACTACATCCTAAGTCGATTGAAACCTATCCTGACAGGTGGTGCTTAGACGCCCCCGGTCAAGAGATAACCCCCACCCCGGACGGCGACCATGAGTAGGCCAGGGTGTGGGTGTTGGAATAAAGAGCACATGGGATATTTTCATTGGATGGATAATACCGATTCATCACGCGGCGAATGGTGGGATGAATCTTGGCCGACATGCCATTGGTGCGGCAAGAAAGCGGAGGTGAGTGATGGGGAATGAACAACCCGCCGGGGTGGAGAGCGTGAGGAAGAGGCCGTTTTGACCGAATCGTTTCCATATATCTGGTACTGGCGTAAACGATTGCCAGAGCGAAAGGGCAAACGATGTCGGGTATTGGTGCGTGGTCGAATGAACTCCATCCTCGTGGAGTTTGAGGACGGATGGACAGTAGTTACGTCGAGATACGCAGTAAGACAGGCCGCAGAGGCCGGGAGGTGAGTGATGAAAAGTAGGCGGATTAAAGATAGGTGTATCCATAATTGTATCATCTGGGGCCGTCTTCTTGGGCGGGAGACATGGGTATCTATCGGAGATAGCGATCATCGTTATCTCGGTGCAATCGAAGGTTACCGCCTTTATCGTCTTGCCAAAGCCATCGTTCGCCACTACGAGGCGGACAAGAAAGGGGTGAAGTGATGTCGATTGATTTGAGAAAGCTGGCCGAGGAAGCGGAAAATGAAAACGTCGGAGATGCTGAGTATCTGTTACCCTACCTCCAACGCGCCTACGATGCGGGACGCGAGTATAAAAAAGAACTCGCCGTAATGCCAAGCCCCGTCGCGCCGGTGGAGAAAGAGGTATATCTCCTTGACCCATCACACGGTGCACCACAAGCCTATATGTATGGTATCATGGAGGACGTGATCCCGCCGGTGGAGACAGTCCCCGATCCGAATGATCCGGTTGAGGAAATGGATTATCCCGAAAGTTGTCATACGACCCCGCCGGTGGAGAAAGTGAAAAGGGGGAAACCATCCCCGATTGATGATAATTGCAAGAATTACAACGTCGAAACCTCGGTGATTGAATCGCCAGAACCCACCCCGCAGACGGCGGAACCTATATCAACTTCTGAATCTGGTTTCTGCGGTGTGGGGGTGAAGATATTACCGTGCCCCAAGCCTGAACCTCGAACGGCGGGGGATGTGGCGGGAATGGAGCAATTGTTGGATGATGTCGGATATGCCATCATCACCAATAATAGTCGAGCAGAAGCCGCCGCCCTCATCACCGCGTGGCATGAGAAGGGAATGGAGATTGTCAAACAAACACGCCACGATTGTTTGTTGAGTGCGGTTGATTATCTCGCCGCCCTCCGCGCCGAGAACGAACGGCTGAAAGAAAGGGTCGAAATGTCAACAACCTCCCGTATGGTTGAAATGAATATGGAGCGTAGCAAAAAGGAATTGGAATTATACACAAAGATCGTTGCCCTTGAGGACGAGAACGCCGATTGTAAGGCCGATCTTGCGTCGGCCAGATGTGCGTTGTCAGTACGTGATGATGCTATTGCCGCCTTGAAAGCGCGGGTGGAGGATTTGGAGGAAGAAGTCGAGGCCGCTTATCCCGGTACAACCGATGAAGAAAAGCGTCAATCAAGATTACGGGCGGCCCGTGAACACCAGAAGAATGGCCATAAGGAGGCCGGTGATGGACACGAAGAAGAGAATTAAGAAAGAAACCATGACGAAGGAACAAATTGTTAGACGGGTGCAGGCGATTAAGAACACCGCTGGACGGTATCTAAGACAATATGCAAGTCCTCGAAGCACCTATCAAATGGAGATGGCAATAGTATGGACTGAACGGGCGTGTGACCGCCTGATCGCCACCCTGAAAGTGCGGGTGGAGGAGTTGGAAAAACGTGAAGGTATGTGTGCTAACCCGAAATCGAAAGGCGGGGGAAAATGACAATGAAACAGTGGTGGCATGAAAGTTGGTCATGGGTATTGTTGCTCGTCATACTATTTTGTGCTGGATTTCCGTATGGTAATCATCGGTATAAAGACGGCGTTCGTGATACCGAGGCCAAGTATGATTCTATCTTGAGGGCTGATCGCATCACCTATCATCAAAGCGGTAGGACTATCGGCTATCAAATGGGTTGGACTGATTGCTGTTTCAAATTCAACCTGACATTGCCGGACTCAATCGTAAGTGACGGGTCGTCGTATAA